AAGCAATCGTCAGACCCGCATCTTCTTTTGCCATTTCAGCAACAAGATCGATAATTTCGTCGTCTATGCAATATTCTTCATCTTCCATATTCATTCCTGCCCTGCGGGCTGTTGGTTAACTATTTACGCTAGCGATGGCTTCTTTAAGTTTCGATCTGTCAACCCAAATAACAATCGCCTCTTTGTGCATGTTTTCGGCTAGCGATCTAAATTTAGACTCAAGATACTGGTCGCTGCCTTTTCCTTTGATTGATAGGTCGCAATGGCCATGCGTCATAAACTGCATCTGCATATCGCCAAGATCAATCGCATTAATCAAATCTTTTAGTGTTGCCATGTGTACTCCTAGCCCTGTGTGGGCTGGTTAAAATTAACTACGCCAACCTTCGGCAACCATCACATCTTTATGGTTGCTTGTGCCATCCAAAACCATACTGGTGATGAAGTAGTGATTATTCTTGCGGTTGTAGACGATTTCTTCGCGAGCGGTACCCGCATTAATGACCAACTTTGCTTGCGTACAAATAAATCTACCAGCCATCATGATCTGCAGCCAATCGCCAACCTGAATTTGACCGGCTCGATTCAGCGGTTTCCACTTCTCAATCACTTCCGGCGATACTGTGGTCATAGGTCACCTTCTGGCTCATCCTCAAGATGATCAATTTCCAAATCGGACATATCTACAAAATCAGGATCATCTTTTTGGTACACGCAATTGACAACATTGCTATGTGTTATCACGCGATTCATTGCGTCGATAAGTTCGTCTTTATCATGTAGCTGCATGTTCATTGCGTCTTTAACAAGCTCGCGCAAATCGGCGACATCATTGCTTAACTGGCGACGAAAACCATTCATTGAGAATTTCACATCAACCCCCTACGCTTTCATGCGGAGTCCACATTAATTTAGCCTGCTCGATTGTATCGGCAAACTGATACATCATTGACGGGCAGTCGTCTTCCATTTCTGCATTCCACTCAATAACTTCGGCGGCTTCCGCAATAGTTGAAACTTGGCGCATATCGTCAACGCAGCACTTAGTGACGTACTTGCCTATCAAATCTTCAGGATTCATAAAACCCCCGCCATTCTAAGCAGCTCAGCCGATGCGCTAACCAGCAAGCCAAGGCCAATAGCAAATGTACCGCTGAAAAATACAAAAAAGTTTATTGCGCATTTTTGGCCTCGTTTAGCTTGTTGAGTAGGGCGCGGCCAAGCCTAGGGAGCCACTTATCAAATTTGAAACGGCCTAAATTAGCTTCGTATTCAAATGCAGAGTTAATTATCTCCCGCGCATCCTGCTCGGTGATGCGGGGTGATGTACTATTTCTCGCACATAACCATTCATCATCACCTACCTCTACATCAGCCCATGGGATTGCAACTATCTCGCCATTGTGCCAGCGGCAAGTGATATTACCCGCAATGTCGGCGTCTTCTTTTTTCGGCAATCTCTCGGCGCAGTTAATCCAATCAGGCACCGCCACTGCTGGCGATTGCTGCAAAAGTGGCTTTCCAGTTTCACGTACAATTTGCGCCACCTGACCAACTACATCGCATAGGCTTGCCTGCTTTGCTGCACTGTCACCATTGAGCAAGACGTCAAGCTCTCGCACTAGCTCACGATGACTGGCCAGCACTTCTTCGTAGTCGCTTACGCTTGGCGATTGACGCGCGGGGATTTGCTGCAAATAAACCGCATGGCGACCATCCATTAAGTCATCAACACCTTCGCCAGCTATGAATATATATCCATGCTCGGTATCGACCTGAATATAGCCAATCGACTCTGGCGTGCGCGCCGTTAATTGCTGCACAAGCTCACCATTGGAACGCTTTAGCTGCTCATTTTCAGCGATGAGTGCGCGCATCTTTTCTTCTTGTGATAATGCTGGCGTAGGGTAATCCGCATCGGTGATATTTACATCAGCAATAGAAAGTAGCGATTCATTAAGGATATGTCCATCACCGGCAACCTCGATGGGAATTTGACTTACAAAAAATGCAAGATCAGAAATTCGAATTTGTGCATATTCTGTTGAATTTCTTGGCTCGCGAAAAGCTGTACCGCCGCACTTAAGCCATAAATTAATTAATTTTTCCACGACTTTCTCCTGGTTAATTTGTTGAGTATTTAATCTAAACCTTTTGCGCGGTTATTGCAATTATCTTTTGTGTTTCTTGCGCCAATCGTTAGCCCAAAATGGTTTTACTTTTTCTTTTGGTGAAATTGCCTGCTTGCGATCAAGTGATAAAAATTGATGTGCAGACAACGGCTCACTTGAATGTATAAAAATTTCAGCGTTAACGCACTTGTTGTTAACTATTCCCGCTATTTGTTCGCTCATCTGCTCACCATCACAATATGCCATTCCCCGCACGCAATACACGCGCAAGGCATAGGCCGCTTTTGTTTATTACTGACGCTCATGATCACGCAAACATGCTGGCAGCCTTCGCGCGTTTTCCAGGATTTGCGATGCCTACACTTCACTTTTGCTGCCCTTGGATTGGCTGCGTTTTTTCATAAAAGAATCAAGCTCGGAAACACGATAAAGATTTTTGCCCGATCGAAACCTTTTGTGCGCAGCCTTAAATGGCAATGGCTGCGGGAAGTCATCACTACGTTTCTGTATCGACCGAAGCGTGCTTTCTTTTATTTTTCGACTCTCGGCGTAATCCGAAAGAGTCCAGGCAGGGTCTTGATTTACTTTTGTGGATTTCTTGCAGCACCCAAGTGATTTGTCGTCATCGCTAATCATTTTCTTTGACCTTATTGACATTTAGGCCTAAGCATAATCCTATCGCAACCCTATTGCAATACCCTTATGCGTACCTTCTCAACAAATGACCGGGGATCAGGATGCCGGCGGGGGATTCATCGGCGGGAACTGGCCAGTAAGCCATGGCTATGGCGTCGGCGAGGTTTGGTGACTTGGTGCCCTCGGGTGCCTTGTCGATCACAAGCTTTAGACTGGCACCGGTATTGGTCATGGTCGCCTGGCTAAGCTCTTTCTTGATGGTCTGCAGCAATGGCAGATTTGAATCAAGGCTGATCAGCATATCGGGCGGGTAATAATCGCCTTCCGTGATCATCTTGTAAGTGCGGTAAAAGCGTAAGCGCAATTCCCACCAAGCTTGGGCCTTGATGTTTTTGAAAAAATCTTTGTTGAATGGGCTTTCTTCATCGTCCGGTATCATGCGCTCGTCTGGATCAAGCACGCCGGCCGCCGCATTCCATGGAACAAACGTCATACCATCAGGCATCAGGCCTTCATCACCAAGCCTATTCGCCTCAGCCTTAACCCCGGAACCAACCCCAATGCAGTCGTATTGGAGCGCGATCTCGCCAAGCCCAGCACATTCCTGCAGCGCGTGCCTGGTTGTCACACCGGTATCACGCTCGCCCCATTGCTCAGCAGATGCCAACAAAATTCCGCGACGCTTTGCCAGTGCGTTGCGATCATTCCCACCGTCTGCAACGTCCAGCGCTGCGCCCCAAGCACCGGTAATCGGTATGCCAAGCTTGATGTGCGCATCAACAGCAGCCTCCACCCATTCGGCCGGTATGACTACGCCCAGCACGGAGGCCGAATAGCTACGCTCGACTTCCTGCGCGAACTTATGCAGCAAGCCATCGGCCTCGGCTTTCTTTTTCCGCATATCGTACCAATCCTGGTTTTTGGCAGGATGATCCCGCCAATCCATTACAAATACCCGAGTGCGTCCGCGCTCCATCTCGATGCCGGGCGCCCAGTCTTGGCCATTCTCACGGCGCCGATGAAATACGTTACCCAAGCCGTTTACCGATGAGATATCGATCTGCACGTTGGTGTTATCACCCAGGGATGCTTCGATCAATTCCGCGCGCGGGTAATGCGCAGACTCGTCTTTGAAATAAATCTTTTTACGACCACCGCGCCCGATATTGTCGCCAGACTCGCCGGTAATCGTTGCGCCGTTTTCCGGGTTAATGAATTTCATGAACGTCATGTGTTCTTTTTCATTGAAGCCGGCAGGCAGGAAAAACTTTGGCAGGCGGCGCAATATCATGCGCATTTTTTCAAATATCGAATCGGCGTCACCAATGCGATCGACCAAATCCTCTTTGCGACTACCCCATCCCACAGACGCACCAGGCATGAATAGCCACATCCAGACGCTGAATGCACAGCAAACCCAGGACGCGCCCATATCGCGGCATTTCTCGATTAAACCGCATTCTTGATCATCAAGGCAGGACATCAGGAAGTTAACCAAATCCTCTTGGCGCTCAAAGCATATGAGCGGAACAGAAGCGGGCACGCCGGTACCAGCTTTTCTAGGATCGTAGGTGTCTACCCAGTGGTTTATGAATTCGGCCGGCCGCGTGCGGTAGTACTCTTTTGACCCGGTAATCATCACCGGGTTATTGCGGATTTTTAGAACCTGGGCCTGCCGCCATTGCCAGGCTTCTACATAGTTTGGCGGCCAATTGGCTTTAGTTGTCGTTGACGGTGCTGGCATATGTCTCGGCTGCTTCCTGTGGCGTCATGCTTGTAGTGATTGAGGTTATTGGGGAACCGTCCTTGCCGGTTATCTCATGCTTGCTTGCAGTCTCCCACCCTTGCATTTTGGCTAGCTGTTGGATTGCCTGTAGTGGCGAATGAGTCTTGATCTTGATGCCGTCGCGGCCAGCGGACAATTCCGATATTAACGCCATCTTGGTTTTATCTTGCAAAACGGAATCTTTGATTTTCCAAGTCGCTTGTATTACTGGCTGTCCATCCTCGGTGCCTACCTCATAGGTGCCGAATTCAACCAAGTCGGCCAGGTCGGTACGGGCAACATTCGACAATCGCTCCAGCGCCTCCTGTCGGGTCATTACGGCAGCCGACACAGCGCTCTCGTTGAGATCTTTTAGCCTTGCGGCAATCTTGGGGTTATTAAGCACCTCGAAGGCTTCACGGTTAATGCTTTCCGGCTTCATTTCGGCGCAGTCGTATGCGGCTCTATACGCATCGCTTGCACTTACACCCTTGAGGTATTCAAGGCAAAACTTTTCTTGCTTTGAGGTTAGTTGATTTTCACTCACGGTAATGTCTCGCGGTTGGTTGGTTACCAATTGAATTCCTATCGCAAATATTACCACAAACGGGTGAATCAATGCCAAAAGGTAGGTTTTTATGGAATCTACCCGTTTTGGGTAGGGTCACGGGAGGCGTTCGGGTAGGTCATTAAAACTATAAGCCATTGATTTTAAAGGAAGATGTATAAAAACGGGTAGATTGGGTAGGTGGTACCCATATCCCCATACATACCCCAAGCATGCCCATATGCCAAAAAATTATAAAAATCATAGAAAATTCTGAAAACGCGACCCCCATACCTGATCTACCCGCTGTGCCCCAAGTGTAGAGAGATAGAGTAAAAATAAAATAATGTAAGCCCCTGTAATATAAAGATATTTTTATTATTATTATTATTATTCTATATACAACCCCTTATTTTTTAATCTACCCGTTGGCATACCCGCTACCCTACCCATTTGGGTAGATTAATTTGGCGCGATTTGGGGTTTTAATTACTTTTTGGAAAATCAGAAGTTTTGAAAATCAATTATATGCTAGCGCTTACTAACCTATAGATTTTGGCTATACCTGAAAATATTTATCGATTAGGTCTAATTATTTTTGTGGGAATGCTATTGCGGGTATTCTTTTGCAATGCTATTGTAGTGTTTCAATGAAGCCAAAACAGGAAAAATCACGATGACAGAATCCGAATGGATGAACCAAATACGCGCAAATCGCTTCCAGTGGATGAATGACGACCAGTGGGAATGCTATTTGATGCTGTGCGATCTTTACGGCGGCGACCACCATGTTTTCGGAATAGTCCGCGAAGCAGGCCGCACAGGGATTAACATCAATACCCGCCAGACTGGCTCAATGGCTACTTTTGATTTCTGCATGCTTACGCGCGCCGTACTTCTGGCTCATGACCGCTTGATCCGTTTTTCAATAGAGCCGAGCGCGCCCGGAATGCTTCGCCTTTGCCTTCATAAGCGCCACCTGCGCGAAGGCCGCATGCATGAGCGTCACCCAACAATGGAAGAACACATTCAAATACTACGCGGAGAAATCAATCAATGAGCAATAAACCCAATGATGGCGGCACTGCATACCCATTCACCGGCTGCGGCACGGATGGCATGGCGATGCGCGATTACTTTGCGGCCAAGGCTATGCAGGCGATGATTACCGGCAAGAGCTCAAGCAGCTATAAGCAAACCAGCAGCAATGCCTATGAGCTTGCCGACGCCATGCTTGCCGCGCGCAGCAATGGTAGCGGTGAGGTTTCTGATGGGCACAGCGCATGCCTTAAAAACCAGGTTGAGCTGACTAAAAAGCTAAATGATACGCGCGCAGCATTGGTAAGCTTGATTGAAGCGCAGCGTCCCGTATCAAACACAGCCTTCAATCTTGGGCAAGACAGCAAGCAATGGCAGCTTATCAATAGCTATATTGACGCATTAGACGCCGCAGTTACTGCCGCGCGCGAGGTGCTGAAATGAGCCAGAAACCAGTAACGCACACGCCGGAACCGTGGAAGTTACGCGGAAACGAAATAGGAAAGAAAATAGTATCTGACGATCAAAGTCACGGAATGATGCTTTCAATTGCTTTCGTTGATAAATACGATTTTGAGGATACATGGGAGGCCAACGCCCGCCGCATAGTCGCATGCGTTAACCAGCTCGAAGAATTCACTACCGAAGAATTGGAGCAAAAGCCAATTGGTCAGTTAATGGCAGAGCGCGCATTTTTGGCCAGCGCAGGCCCTGACGCAAAAAGCGGCGGATTTGCATTTAAATTTGAGGGTGGCGCATGCGGAATCATGGCAGCTGCTTTTGCTGGTCAACTTAAGGGCACTGGGGCGCCGAACTTCATTGAGATGAATTTTACTCATCCAGAAATTGACGGTCCTATCGCGGTAACCATTCAAAGAGTCAACGGTAAATCACCTGGGCAGCTTAGATCGGAGGCGGTAGCTCAGCGCGACGAACTGCTTGCGGCGCTTAAAGAGATTCGCAATTTATCGGCAGCAGGGTTAAATCTGCATACGCCGGGAGCAACCTATACAAACCGGTTTGCTACGATAAAGCAGGCTGCATTAGATGCCATCGCCAAAGCCGAAAAACCATGAAAAAACAAAAACCCAGGCACCCGTGGAGGTCCGAGCAATCGGCAGCGGGTCGAGAAAAGCGCGATCTGGCAAAGCTTATGAAAGAGCAGAAGCCAGCGAAAATTGATCATTTGACTGATAAGGGTAAAAACGATGGGCAATAAATATCACACACCATGGTATTCAGTAACTACCGCAAGAGGTTTGATGCTTGTTTCGGGCAACAATAATACTGTTGATTTTGAGTCGCCATTTGTTTTGACGCACGTGCTTAATTGCGTCAACGCCTGCGCCGGAATGGATGATCCTCTTGCGGAGATTGCCGAACTGAAGCATAAAGCGATGGGCGCCGCAGTGGAATCGCTCTACACCAGCAGCCCGGAAACTTTGCAGAAGGCAATAGAGGAAGCAAAGGCGGACGGATTTAAAATTGAATTCAACAGCCAGATGGTTTATGCGCATAAGGCGGTTGATGATGCTCGTGATTCAGGAATAATTACCAATTATGATGATGATGCGAAAAAGGTTGCCGATTCAATAATTAATTCATATTCAGTCGTTGATGATATCGGCAGCGGACTCAAGGCTTCTGATGGGACTCCTGATCGCATCATTAGTCGTAAAATCGGAATCGATTGTGCTTTTGATTTTTCAAACGTAAAAACCTATGTCGGACTCCATGATGTGCCGTCTCGCCCAGGAACCGTAACACCACCATCATGGCACGAGCTTGGTATTTTTCCGCCGGTTGGTATCGACTGCGAAATTAACGAACCAAACATGATTTATCACGGCAGAAAGATACATGTATTTGCGCATTACAATGGGCATGCGTTTGCGTGGGATGACTTAGAGCAGGCTGCCTATCATAGCGATGATCCATCTGAATTCCGACCCATACAAACAGAAAAGCAAAAAACGATTAAGGCGATGCTTGAATTCTTTAATGGCTTTTTCAGTGCAGACGGTCCGATAGACAACGCTGGCGATGTCTGCGAAAAAATCTACGACCAGTTTATTGCTGATAAAAAGGAAAAATAATGGAAACCACAATCAAAGAACGGCCTATGCTTTTTAGTGCGCCTATGGTGCGTGCTTTGCTGGATGGGAGCAAGACGCAGACGCGGCGGGTCATGAAGGTGCCGCCTAAAAAGGACTTTAGCTGGGATGGCGGATACGCGATCATCTCGAAAGCCGTGAGTGTAGCAATAAATATTTTCAATCGCGCTAAGGGCGTTCCGCTAATGGGTGACGCTACTCCTTGTCCGTACGGAAAACCGGGGGATCGGCTTTGGGTGCGCGAGACGTGCCAAGCGGCACAGGACGGAATGACATTTGGCGTAAATTACCTAGCAGATGGCAGCACAAAATGGCTTTGTCGCAGTATGGATACCGAATGGCTAACTATGTACGATTATCGCGGCGCATCCGGAGCAACAATTCCATCGATCCACATGCCGCGCTGGGCTTCACGCCTTAACCTTGAAATAACCAGCGTTCGCGTTGAGCGGCTGAACGATATCAGTGAGGCAGATGCAAAGGCGGAGGGCTGCGAGCCAGCTGACTGCTGCCATGCTTACTATCATGGATTTTCCAAGCTCTGGGAATCCATCAACGGCGCCGGCAGCTGGGAACAAAACCCTTGGGTTTGGGTGATTGAATTTAAACGCGTATGACCGCCATAACCAAGCAAAAAATGGGCACGCATGAAGGCGTTAGCTATTCTATCCAGATAACAAAGGTAAACGGCCTATATTTCCCGCGAATCGTAATACTGCGCGATGAGCCAGAGATTATTGATAGCTGCGAAATAGGCCTTTATTTTTGCGTGCCCGCGTTTAAATTTAACCCTTTTTCTATAGCTGAAGGAATGGCGATTGGGGCAATCGATGCGGGATCATCGGCGAGCAATCGGGCTAGTATCGTCTATGTCGAAAAAAAGCTTGCAGTAGAGCGCGACATACTTGCACGCTACAAGGCCGACAGGAAGTCACTAAAACCAATCACGGAAGAATTCAAAAATCGCACTTTGCTTGCCGTAGAGAATTCAAAACTACTGCAGGCAATTATAAAAAATCACTACATGAGCGAACGTTATGCAGGGCGAACCAGCACCGAATATTGATACTTTTGATTTAGACAGCTTGGTCGATGAAACGCTTGTTCCTATGGATAGCGACGAGTTTGTGGCCGTTGACATGGTCAACGATGTAATTGAGCGCGCGCATATTCGCGGCGTTGTGCCGGCCCTGGTTGCGCTGGAAATGGGGCTGCCTATTAATCATCACTCATGGTGGCGTGAGCCGACCGCTATTGAGGAGGATGTGGGGGATTACCGGGGGCTCAATCTTATGGGCCGCACCAGCAATGTGCTAACTGATTTCTCCAAATCGGTGGCAGCAACTATGCAGTTTAGGATTGACTCGGTTTACCTGCATGGATTGGGGGTAGTTAGCAGCGCGATGATCCGCAATTTTAGATACCTGCGCTTTGGCATACCGAAGCCGCCAGGGCTGTACACCATCGCAAGCCAGCCATCTGGCGCCGGCAAGTCAGGCGTTGATAGCTATCTGTCCGGACCGGTACGTAAGACTGTGCGCGGTTACAACGATCTTAATAAACCGAAGCGTGAAGAAGTGCGCATCCGCCTTGCCGAAAAGATGAAGGAGCGCGAGCGCAAAGGCACCGGCAAGAATGAGAGAGTCGCGATAGGCACCGATATCATCCGCATTGAGGATGAGCTCAAGGAGGTGCAGGAATACGTTTACGGTGTTACCGATGCAACCCCCGAAGGCCTTGAGGAAAAGTGCGTTGCTGTTAACGATGGCATGTTCACTATTGTCAGCGATGAAGCCGAGGCGGTTACGGTGCTGATTGGCGCCAACTACAGTGAAGGCCAAGCAAACCTTGGGATAATGCTCAACGGCTGGGAAGGTGGCCATCAGAACTCATTGCGGACAGGCCGCGGCGGTTATCGCGGCGATGTTTATGGTGCAATCGCGGTGCTTGCCCAAAAGACGGTTATTGATGCAATCCTTAGTGCTGGTCGTGCAAATGCGGGTGGCAGTCGTGGAGCTGCGGAACGCTTCTTGGCGATTAGTGAGCCCGACAACTTCGACAACATGGACGCGCACACCTACACCCCCATCAATGAGCAGCTTCGATCTGACTACAGAGAAACGATCCACAATATTTTTTATCAAGATCCAATCAGCATAGAGTTTTGTGCTGCAGGTGTGCATGAGCTCAACACGGTTAAGGCTAGATTGATCAACATGGTTAAAACCGGGGGCCGTTATAACGATAGCTTTATGCAGTCGGTCGCTATCAAGGGTGACGTGCAGGTCGCGAAGATTGCCACTGTGTTACATGCGCTTGAAAACTGGTGTCCTGGTGGTGCCAAATCCAAGGTGATAAATGTGGACTTGATCAGGCAGGCTGAACACACATTCATGCAGTGCCTGAAATCGTTCGAGATTGCCGCCGATGAGCAAGGTGTGGCTGGTAAGAAAACGGAAATCAATGCGCTGATCAAAAAAATAAAATCGATGGCGCAAGACAAAAAGTATTATAACAGGCCGGTCAAATCTGCTAATTTTTGCGATAACGTCAAAGGTAATGTGCCATTCAAGAATAAGCCTAACGTTATTAAAATGATTAAGGCGTTGCTGCCTGATTTGGAAAAGCTGAATTACATTGTTTACGATAAAGCCAATGAGCAAATTTATATAAATCCGATGTTGAGGGATTGATTGTGAAAATTGACTGCGCCCCAGTTAGATTTGAGTGCTGCGATGAAAATAATGAGCTGGTTTTTATTGTTGACGCATTTGATGATGTATGTGCAACAGTTGAGATAAAAACCGTTGTTACAGTTGATTCATGGGAAATTATTAGCGCAGAGATTGCGTCCTGCCTTGAGTCCATGAAATTAAAAAAACAGGATTGATTTATGCACCAATACAAAGTAGAGCTACACGTAAGTTTCGCAAAGCAAAAAACCGTGAGTGTGATGGCGGACAATCACGCGCAGGCAAAATCGCGCGCAGAGCGTCAGCATAATATGATTGTGTTATCGACTGAGCTTGTTAAATAGTTGTTGCAATAGAGTTGCGGCTTGTGTAGGATTGGTTTTGTTGTGAATGCGTAGGCGAAAGCGACTGTGATCTGTGGTGATAATCGATAGCACCCCTGCGCATTAAGAACCACCTACCCTCTCGGGTGGCAGTATCGAGAGGGCCAAAGCGGGTAAGCACAAGGCGTGTCGCCAGCCTTCCAAGCTGAGCTGCAAGGGTTCGAATCCCTTTACCCGCTCCAAATTTTATTAAAAGGAAATCATCATGCAAACAGAATCATTACCGCTGCCAGAAGTAAACGAAATAACCGGCGTAGACTTATGGAAAAGCGAACTATTTGGCGCCGTGAATAATCCGGCAACTTTTGAGCAGCTTTGGAATAGTGTGCCGACGCCAAAGCGTGACTGTGTTGTTTACGATTGGCCGGAAAACGCAAAGTAAAGAATTTGCCCGTTATGTGGAGTGGCGGGCATGCCCTTGATGCAATCGCTCACCGAGTTGGGCGCGGAAACGCGGGTGTGACAGCCGGAAAGACGGCAACCAAACCACCAAACCAAAGGAAAACAAAATGCGTAAAATCCACAATATTCTGCTCGACAATATCGACAACGGCGAGCGCGTTAAGGCCGTTGACATTATCAGCAAGGCGCTATCAAAAGACTTCGGCAAATCCTGCGCAGTTTTTCAAGAAGGCCATTTCAGCGAGTGCGCTATTGAGGCGATACCGGCTAGCGTTTCGGTCTTTGTTATTGGTAAGCCGCATAAGGTTGATGTAACTACAGCAGATCACGAAGAAGCAACCTATTTAATCGTAAATCCATCCGCACCCCAGAGTGCGGCCCGCATGGCGAACGGTGGGGAACAACCGGCGCAGCAGGTGGAGGCAAGTCGATAGCTTGTCCTGGTTTTAAGCGCGCGATCAAGTGGCGACCGGAATCCCCCGGCAACGCTGCAAAATAGGCCTGCCTTAATTCACCTTCGAACCTGCCGATTGGCCCACGTAATGGGCTTTATTTTTGCCTATCTGGTTGCAATAGCGCCGCAAATACACGAAAATAGGATTTTCAACAACAACGAGTAAAATAAATGCCAGCATTTAACCCGAAGACAAAGCCCAGTGGTTTAGTTCTTGAAGCTATAGAGGCTGAAACCGACCGCCTGTTTAGCACCTTCTCAATCGATTTTCTGAATAAGAAAACCGGTATTTCCAAGTCAACGCTTGGAAGCCACAAGTGCCGCCAGAAACTTTCCCCGCCAGCAGTTATCGCTATCTGCAAGATTAAGGACGTTAAGTCTGAGGGCTTCACCGAGTCCGGTTTGCGCCCCGATCTTGCGGCGCCTATCAACTACTGGAAAAACGACCGCGAGCGGATGAATTACTAAGCCGCTAGTCTAAAAGCAATCGCAGATTTACACGCTACGGCCTTGGTGCCGTGGATTTTTTCGCTCTGAATTTGGTGGTGCAATGAAAGAGTTTATACATGGCAATATCAAGCTGCTGAATATGGATAACATGGAATACATGCGCACGGTGCCGGATAAGTATTTTGATATTGCTTTAGTTGACCCTCCATATGGAATAGATGTAACTAAAATGAATATGGGCGGCAGGAAAACAGTTAAAAAGGACTCATCAAAATCATGGGACTCGTGCGCTCCTACCGATGAGTATTTTTTAGAGCTTTTCAGAATATCGAAAAGGCAGGTTATATGGGGGGGGGGGAATTACTTTAAATTGCCATGCAGTCAATATTTTGCAATTTGGGATAAGGGCGAGACAATGTACGGAAGAGATTTTGCCGAGTGCGAGTATGCGTGGGTAAGCTCTGGTGGCACGCGAATTTATAAAACATCACCTAATGATCTGTTTCGCATTCACCCCACCCAAAAGCCCCGTAAGCTCTACGACTGGCTGCTGACCAATTACACCAAGCCAGACCAAAAGATATTCGATAGCCACCTTGGCAGCGGATCAAGCGCCATTGCAGCGCATTACTTTGGCTGTTCTGAGTTTGTAGGGTGCGAGCTTGATTCGGATTACTTCGATGCATCGGTCGAGCGATTCCAGATCGAAACCGCGCAGGAGTCTTTATTTTGACCGCAATACAGCGCAAACCCGAATGGTTCAAACCCATAGACCCCTACGAATTCCAGTGGGAAATTTTCGAGAAAACCATTAACCATATCCGCACGACTTCGGAGCCTGGGTGTGCCAAATGATGGAAATAGTCACCAGAAAATATGCATTGGAAAATGGCCTAAGCCGTTACTTTACTGGCGAGCCATGCAAAAACGGACATATCGATGAGAGAGCCGTAAATAGAAGGTCATGCATATCCTGCACAAGGGAGAGGGCGGCAAGAGAATACGAGCAAAGAAAGGATTATTTCGCGATTCACAACAAAAGCGAAAAATCAAAAGCCGCAAAGAAAAAATACGATAGCCTTGATTCATCAAAGGATAAAAAAAGAATTAGCGCAAAAAATTTATACCATAAAAATATAGAAAAATTTAGAAAAGTCGCAATGAAAAAATATAATGCGATGACTGAAGATCAGCGAAAAAATATGAGGTTAACAAGGAAAAAGAAAAGGGAGTCGTGCGAGGCAACAAGGTGCATCAATACAATGCGGTGCATGCTTCATAGATATTTTGTTTTTACCGGCGAGAAGAAGGCAAAGAGAACAGAGGAATTGCTTGGTTATTCAGCTGCGGAACTTAAGTCGCACCTAGAAAAAATGTTTGTAGGAAAAATGTCATGGTATAACCATGGAGACCTATGGGAAATAGACCACATAATTCCAATATCTGTTTTAGTTAAAAATGGCGAAAGAGATGCATCAAAAATAAATTGCCTGTCAAATTTAAAGCCAATATTAAAAACTGAAAATAGATCAAAACAGGACAAGGTGCTAACACTACTATGAGCGTTCCATTTAACCCCGATTGGTTTTTACCAATAACCCCATACGATTTCCAAGTTGAAATCTATAAAAAAACAATTGAGCACATCAGAAACAGTTCTGAGCCTGCATATATATACGGAAGTGTTAGTTGCGGAAAAACCATAATGCAGGCGATGCTTGCCAAGCATGCGCAGGTAGTTGCTGAGATAGCAAACAAGCAACAACTTAAAATTCTTTTCATAGCCAGAACTGGCGAGCTTGTAGAGCAAAACAGCGAAGAAATGTGGGGCATGGGGGCACAAAACAGTGTTTTCTCTGCATCGCTTGGAATCAAGAGAATTGCCTATCCGGTTATTGTTGGAAGCGAGGGAACTGTGTGCAGGTCTTTGCATACAGCCCTTAAAGATTTTGTACCGGACATCATAGCCTGGGACGAGTGTCATCAGCTGCCGATAGATAATCCAGAAAGTCAAGGGATGATTATTTTTGAAGAGTTTAAGAAAAGAAAAATAGAGCAAAACACAAAATTAAATCGCTGCCCAATTAAGCATGGCATTAGAGTAATCGGCTACACCGGCTCCCCATTCCGTGGCGTGCAACCAATCAAGGGAAAATTCTGGAAACACCAAATCTATAAAATTGATATGTGGGAACTGGTCGGCATGGGTTTCGTTCATGCGCCCGTGTTTGGCTTTGGCGATGATGAAGACCACTTCGATTTTTCGTCAATCGAAAAACCGGTTGAGGAAGGCACCGAAGACCTGAGCAAAGACCAGCTAAAGCAAATGGAAAAAATCATACTTGCCGACAAAGAAAAAATCCACGGCATCATGAATAAAATAATCCATTCTACCAAAGATCGAAATTGCGTATTGATTACCTGCTCTGGATCGAAACACATTAAAGAGTGCGCCGCGTTTTTGCCTGAAGGCAGCTATGCGATTATCAACGAAAAAACCGCATACAAAGAGCGTAAGGCAATTAAAGAGGGCTGCAACAACGGCACTATCAAATACGTGCTGCAAATCGGCTGCTGGACGGTTGGCGTTAATATCCCGCCCATTGACACCATTGTCATACTGCGTCGCATAGGCAGCCTTACGCTGCTTATACAGTTGATTGGGCGCGGCATTCGCAAGCTGAAAGAGTATCACCATAAGCTTGGCATGGTTAAGCATGATTGCTTGGTGCTGGATTTTAGCGACACCATGGAAACCATGGGGGAAATGTTCAACGATCCAATCTTAGAGGCTGCTCAATTCGAGAAGGCTAAGCGCGATGATATGGAGCTGAAGAAGTGCCCGCGCTGTGAATTTATGAATGGTGAGTTCGCACGGCGCTGTATGGGTGAGGATTTTCGGCCTAAAAAAATGCCACCGTTATGGCCGCACAAACCAAAAACAATGCGCATACGCAGGTTAATCCGCAAAGAAAAAGACGGGCGCTGCGGTTTTTTCTTTACCTCCAAAAAGTGCGAGCAATGCGGTGTCGAGAATGACGCTACCGCCAGAAGCTGTAGGCATTGCGATGCCATGCTGATCGATCCCAGCCTTAACCTAAACCGAAAGGCATACTCGGAAAACGACCTGCGCGAAGTTGTGGGGCACCAGATGCAGCTTACCACCAACATGAACGGCGTGATTATCCAGTACCAGCTTGATAACGGTGAAGTTGCGACGGAAAAATACTTTCCTGGTAGCGACAGCAAAGTAGCCAAGGATATTTTTTGGAACAACTTCATATGCAAGCACGTAACACCGGCATGGAGATCAAAGTTTTGGGGCAAGCCTGCAAAGTTTGTGATTGCGCAAAAGGCCTTGTTTGACTGGCCGGTTAAGATAACGCATAGGGTTAATGATAAGGGTGATTCTATTATTGCTCGGAAGGTTTTTAGTAGCGGGCGCACTGAGGAAAATTAAATGGCAACAGTAAAAAAGTCGGACAAAAAGTGGAGCGAGCAATCCATCGCAAGAGCCATCTGCATGCAGATATTTAAAGGCTCTTTGATGATGGTACCTAACTGCAATTGGACTGGGAATGAGTGCGATTTATTGGTTATCGATAAAACCCTTAGGATTATTGATCTTGAAATAAAAATAAGTAGGGCTGACTTTAAGTGCGATGCTAAAAAGGATAAATGGTGGTCTCATTATGACCGCGAGATCGATGGCAATATGAAGGCATGGAATGATGCTGGCAGGCCAAGGCGTGAACGCGAATGGCCAGCAAAAGTCTGGAAGCATTATTTTGTTATGCCAAAGGAAATTTGGGATGATTCTCTGCTTGAATTTCTGCCATCCGAGGCTTGTGGCGTGCTGCTTATTAGCGAGCACCAAGGCGAAATACATATCCGTGTGAAGAAACCAGCAAGGCCAAATACTAAGGCCGACAAGATAGCGCCTGAAACCTGTGTTGATATCGGTCGCCTCGCTGCTTTCCGTATGTGGGAGTCATTCCGTCGCTATGACCAGCTGCTAGAAGTTAATGAGCAATTACGCTTAAATCTATTGCAATAGTATTGCAGCTTGTGTATGCTTGGCTTGTTTTACAAATTTAACCATTAATCAAACAGGAAAAGCATTATGAATAACAAAGTTTACTTTATGAATAACGGCACGTTCGACCTGCGCGGCATGCTGACTTTTGGCCTGTCCGCAAAGGTTAAGGATGACGCAATCGGCTTCTTTGGCACCGGCTTTAAGTATGCGGTAGCTATCATCCTGCGCAACCTTGGCACAATTAAAATAACCACCAAGGGCGAGGATGGAAATTATTACATGTATGAATTTTTCGCCAAGCGCGAAAACTTTCGTGGCAAGGATACTGATTTTATTTTCATCCTTGACCACACAACTGGCGAATCGATTTCTGCAAACATTACCACCAGAGTAGGCATTAATTGGAAACACTGGATGGCGTTCCGTGAGCTTTACTGCAATTGCAAAGATGAGGAAGGCGTAATATCTACCGAATATCAGGAAGGCTTTGATACTGTTATTGAGGTTGATTGCGCACCTATTTATCAAGCATTTCAGGAGAAAGACAGTTACATTTTGCCGGAAATGGAGCCTATTTTTAAAACAGGAAGCGCTGAAATTTATGAGCGTAAGCTGCCTTATGTTTACTATCGCGGTATCGCTGTTTATTCAGCGCAAGACGATGCCGCATACACTTACAATATTCTTGACTATATCGAGCTTACCGAAGATAGAACCGTAAAATACGAATTCTATGTTAGGTCAGCAATTCAAAAAGTTTTGCAGCTATGCGATGTCGATCAAGTGATCGAGCAAGTTGTACAGGATAATTGCTTTGAAGCAAAACAGGGCTTTGATAAAGATTGGCCTGTTAGTGATAAATTTATCGAGGTTTGTGACCGCCTGCAAAATACCGATAAAGGCATACGTGAATCGGCTAGACTGCTAGTTAAAACGATCAAGATAAAGCGCCGTGAATTTCCAGAATTTACACCAAATGCAGTGCAACAAAAAATGATTGATAAGGCCAAATCGTTTTTGCTTAAAATGGACATGCCAATCGATCAATATCCGATTAAGTACGTCACAGGCCTTGGTGATGGCGTTATGGGCCGCGCATTGGATGGCACAATCTACATTAGCGAAATGCCATTCAACATGGGCACCAAGCAACTCGCCAGCACGCTCATGGAAGAATGGGTGCACCTTAAAACCGGCGCACACGATTTTGATCGTACAATGCAATCCTGGTTGTTCGATAAGATTTTGAGCGTTGGCGAAACTATTAATGGTGAGCCAATATGAGTAGCCAAGTTATTCACAAATTCCCTCTGCTTGTGCAGGCAGAGCAAACAATTAATATTTTCACTGGCGCGTGGATTTTAGATTTTCAAGTGCAGAATGGAGTGCCTACAATTTGGGCAATGGTGGACACCTCTCACAAAAAATTTGACCGCGACATACTAATGTTTGCAACCGGTGAAAATATTGACTGCATTGCAAATCTTGAATTTATCGGAACCGCGCAGCTGCAAAACGGCTTAGTTTTCCACTACTTTCAGAGAGTCGCTTTCTAATGCTCCGCTACCCCTGCCGCTGCAAAAAATGCAGATCACGCAAAACACTGGCAAAGCATCCAGATTTATATTTGCAGCGGCGGTTCGTGGTTTGCAGTTGTGGCGGTGATTATGCTGTTGATAGTTACCGCCGCAAGAAAGAACACAGGCGCGTCATATGCAACTGTAATGGGCTGCATTATCCGCACCGTAAAGGCGGCAGCGTTTGGTGTGTTAATCATTTAAATGGGCCGACAGAGGCTGATCAATTAAAGAGGTATGGATATGCTTAATATCGTGCGCGTAACAATTGAAGGGCTACCAGGAAGCGGCAAATCAACAATAGCAGATGCTATTTCAAATGGAGCTCCAAAAGGTTTTATGGTGGTAAATCAAGAGGATTTTACCATTCAAAAAAAGCTTATTGATTCTGTAGAAAATCGCGGCGATATTCACACACTGGTTATCGTTACCGAAACCACACCAAAGGCAAACTAAAATGAACCAAGAATTCACCCAAGGCAAAAACAACGTGCGCATTTACAGCGCTACGCAACTATCAAACGACCGCTACCACAGCGAAGAATTCCCTCAGGCAAGTGGCTCAGTGTTAAATGCAATCTACCAAGACTGCGAAGCCGCATGGCGTTTCGGTGAGGAAAAAGAGAGCGCCGCAATGTCTACCGGTATCGCTGCACACGCTGCAATGTTGGAGCCTGAATTGTTTGATGCTACTTATTGTCGGGGCATTGATCCAGACGAATACCCTGATGCGCTTAAAACAAACGATCACATGAAGGCATGGTTAAAATCAAAAGGCATTCCCGGTTATTCATCAAAGGATAAAGAAGGACTGCTAGATATGATCGACGCCGCAGTCTCTCCCGAAGTACCGGCACCGCAAATCATGGTGCGCATGATTGAGGCTGAGCAGGAATTGGCAATCTTGACCGGCATCACCGTTGTGCCGCCCAAGGCCTACGACACCGTAAAGCGCATGCGTGAATACCTGTTTAATAACGGATACGACCGCTACATCAATGGTGGGCAGTCAGAGGTTTCTTTGGTTGATGTTGACGGAAACATGAAGGTTCGTATAGATAAAATAATTTTCCATGATGATGGCACTTACGAAATCTGGGACTACAAAACCACTACCAGCGCGCACCCCGAAAAATTTGGCGCCCAAGCGGCGCGCATGGGCTATTACCTCAAGATGGCAATGCAGGCAGACGCCTACGAAAAAGCCTATGGTGCGCCACCTGCTCGCGTTGTATTGCTTGCACAGTCAACCAAGCCCCCGTATATCGCGCAGGCTTATGAAATGAGCCATGAGCAGCTACAGGCTGGCCGCGATATGTACCAAGGCGCGCTAAAGCAGTATGAGCTGTCAATGCGCACCAATTCATGGCCTGCATATGGTGGCGGTGTGTTGCCGCTCTGGACGCCTCCTTATGTTGCGCGTGATCTTGGTTTTGAAATGGATAGTGGTGTTGAGTTTATTGATGATGACGAATAAGTATTGCAATAGTCTTGCATAAAGAATATATTTGCTCCTGAAATTAACTAAATTAATCGGGAGCAAATATGGGTGAATATGCAGAAATGATGCTTGACGGTACTTGTTGCTGTTCTTGCGGCGAATTCCTTGGTGATGGCGATGGTTTTGCAGCTTATTGCTCAAGCTGTGAGCCAGAAGAAATAAAGCCGATAAAATTAGCAAAAGTTAAATCAGTAAAGCTTAAAAAAACAATTCCATGCGCTCACAAGGGTTGCGCAAGAAAGTTTATAAATGACGAGGCGCTAAAGCAGCACCTTTGCCATTTTCACAAACAGAAAGGCGTGTTCGCCAAATAATTCAGGTAAAAAAAATGGTAACCAATGTGACAAGCAATACTCCGAAGTCGGAGCGAGACACATGGAGGACGCCGCAGTTTGTTTTTGACTATGCCGCGAAGTTAATCGGCGGATTTGATTTTGATACCGCCTGTGACTGGGGGAACAATCTGGCCGATCCAGTATGGAATGGATTTGTTTCAGAGGATGCTCTGACCGTGAAGTGGTCAGGCAGGTGCTGGTGCAACCCGCCCTACTCAAATATTACGCCGTGGATTGAGAAAGCGATCGCAAGTGATGCTATTACCGTGATGCTGATCCCATCGCCGAACGGTGAAAGCTATTACGCGAACCTTATCGAGAATTCGCACGAAATAACTATTCAAGGCCGAATTAGTTTTATAGGTTCTGACGGCAAACCAAAGAACGGAAACACTCGAGGATCATCGCTATTTATTATCAATGGGTACTCCAAGGGGTCTCGATCTGTCGTCAATCGTGACGATATTAAATAGCCCCCATCGTTCAGACTTACAGCAACCCAATCACTCAGGTAAGCAAAAATGACAAACCGCGAAGCACTACTTAAAGCCATGGCGCCAAAGAGCGACCAGCTAAACGCTGATGATTTAGTTTCATCACCAAAAAATATCACCATTACCGGCGTAAAAGTTTCTCTATCCGGCGAGCAGCGTATCCATGTTCATTATCAAAACGATGAGGGTAAACCGTGGAAGCCATCAAAGGGCATGGCGCGTATCGTTGCGCAATTGTTTGGCGATGATCCAGACCGATGGACAGGCCAATCATTGACCCTGTACCGAAACCCCGATGTGAAGTATGCGGGAGAGGCTGTTGGCGGAATCTGGATAAGCCACGCTACTGGGCTTGATAAGCCGCAGAAAATGATGATCACTGTCGCCAAGTCAAAGCGTGTGCCGCATACGGTTTACCCGTTCGTACAGCAGCAGCCAGCGGCCACGCAAGTCGATCACGATGCAATGCTGCGCACTATCGCCCAATCTCTCAAAAACGCCGCACAGAAGGGCAGCGCGGCACTTGCAGCATACTGGAATACGGTTACCGCCGATTACCGCAACGACAAGATGATCGCGTTTTACAATGCGCAGTCATCGGTTGCTGCTGAAGTCGATAACAAAGCCGCAATCGCCGCTCACGTTGCCGCTGGTGTCGTTCCGGTTAGCCAGCAAGCGCCAGCCTATACGGATGATGATATTCCTGCTCCGCGCGATGAGCGTGGCAATTCTGGCATTGAGGATTTTTAGCAATGCCAATCAAGCCCCTATCCGAACGCCGCGCCGAAAAGCAGGCGAAGAAAACTGCCCGGCAACAATCTGCAAATAGTCGCGCAGAAGTAGCAGACAAGGCGCGACACGCGCAGAAGATAGCTTTTGTGCGCTCTGGCATGGTCGGCTACACGCTGGAATGGATCGACAGCGATCCGCTTGGTGAGGATGGCGCAGGCGAGGTTACCGCCAGCACTAACAACGCCATGCAGTTTGGTTGCGCGCAAAAGTTTTGGGATGATCTAAAGTTTCGCCGGTGGATTGTCGAGGGTGTTTTTACATGGGAGGCCACAGTAACTTTAAACTTCAAACTACTGCGCCCGCGTCCAGATAAAACCCATCGTGAGGATATTATTGTTGTGCGCCACACCGGCAGATTGCGCGACAAAGTTAACGGAGAGGATACCGAAATCAACAACGAAATAGAGCGGCAAATAATGGCCGAATTCATGGCCAATGCAGCAAGGCCTGATAGCGATAAAAACAAGGGTGAGTTTACTTATGCAGAATATAAAATTGTTTGTGTGGGGCATTAATGGCTACCGGTGATCACGCAAAAATTTCAGGTCAATATGTGGCAGCTTATAAGCATTTAATTAAATCGCTAATAAAAACCTACGGCTCAATAAATAAAGCTGTGCAGGCTATCGGAATTAGCGAGCATTCATACTATCGCCTTGTTAGAGATGGCGAGATAGTTTCGTGCACAGCCCGAAAGATCATTGCTTGTTATGAGCGCACCAAGGCTGCCAAATGAAAATCCCACCATCAATAAAAGTCTACGGTGACATAAATTACCGGGACGAAAACTGCCGCAAGGAGCGCGTTGAGCAGAAGGAATTCTTTGCGCGACTTAAAGAGCATCGCCCGCATATTCACGAAATCGCACTGCACCCAAAGAATGAGGGCAAGCGCACGCTATGGCAGCAGCGTGAAGATAAGGAGATGGGATCGCTTACTACCGGCGCACCCGATATCCTTGTACCGGCTGGCGTGTCGTTCCTTTGCGAGCTAAAGCGGATAGATATCCAGGAATCGACAGTACGAAAAAAGCAGATTAAGTACCTGCTGGATGCGCAAGAATACGGCGCCTTTGTGTGCCTTGCCCTTGGTGCTGACAATGCTTGGCTTGCATTTTTAGACTGGGAGCGGCTGCACCTGAAAAATAGCTAATTATTTTTGCCTTATCTATTGCAATAGCAATACAATAGGTCTAGTATTCAATTCATGGAAGCGCGGGGCTTCTGGAAATTAGGGGATTGAGATGGCTAAGTCAGAACAGGTAATCCATTTCGTTAACAACACTGGCCAAGATATTTCTTCGGTAATGCCGCACTTCAAGGACGCGTTAAAAACTGGCGTCTTGCATGAAGATATTGCAGACCTTTTTGAAATAGTAATCCTGAAAGGTTTTAACGCGGATGATTCTGACCGCATGATTATCTACTTTGCCGCCTAATCGCGGCTTAACTAAAAGAGAAAACCAAAATGCTCGAACAAATCCTAAAATCAATAGCGCCAGAATCCGGGATAATCCCGCACGTGAATAACATGGCACCAGAGCAGCGCTACCAGTTGTTCGCACTGGCAGCAGCATCCGGCGATGCCGAGTGCATCGCCTACCTGATGGAAAAGCTTATCGGCGATCACGCTTTGGCTGATTTTATCGCATCACGCGCCTACAATCATGTTGCGCAGAATATTGCAGCAATGGCTTTCGAGTCCGCAATATTCGCAGCACTTGAGGCACCAATTCAGGATGCGATTGACCGCTACAATCAAGAAACGCGCGACATTAAATCACTGACCGGCGATCCGCTTATCGATGCCGGTCACTCACCAAACGATTTTTAATTAAGGAATTAATCATGTTAACGAACATGCAAAAAATCGGTATGGCAATCGCGCTCTTATTTTCCTGCATTGTGCTTGCGCTGGTTGCGTTTTCTGCTGGCTGGGATCATATGCCGGACAACCAGAAAGAGCTTCTTGTTAATGTCGGGATATTTTTTACTGTGTTTGTTTTTCCTCCATGCTGTGCATTATATGCTCTTTATTTGCTTCATCTTGGCATAAAATCATCTGAAGAAATGACGGAATATAACAAGCGAATGGCAGAGCAGTTTAATGTTGGCGCCTGCATATCGCCGCACAATTTTCTTGATGCTGATGATTATCGTAGGCTGGCTAGTGGTAGCCGGAAATGAAAAAGCGAGTCTGGCGCGTCATTATGAAGTGCGGTAAGGGTATCACTATGGTGGTTGGTGATGAGACTCCCATAGGTTTTGATGAGGCGCTATTTTTCGCTAAGCAACGATTTTTTGACGATGTACTAACCGTAGAATAAGGGGAAATTTATGCGCATTACCCACGAAAAAATGCTTGAGCTGACGGTAAATATGCCGATGAAGCAGATCAGCATATTTGAGCAGCTTACGGTTCATCATGACGATGGATCCACCACTTTTATTGATGGCTTCTCAAAGCCCTACCTCCACCGCTACTTCGCAGGAACATTCAAAGATGGCAAGGATTTGTGGCTGCACAACTTCAAATGCAGCGATAGCGAAGACCATTTACACAATCACGGCTTTGAGTTTGAAACCATTATGCTGTGCGGTAATTACACCGAAGACTACCGGCGCGGGCTTGATGGCGAAATAATTACCCGGTACACATCGCCGTGCGAGTGGCGGAATTTGGACGGTGCTATCGAGCGATTACTGCAAAAGCTTAATTCACCAATCAAAGAGGCTGCACCATTATCATCGATCATGCTTGGACTGGCTGCCGAATATCGCAGCGTTGACCTGTTCGACTGGCACCGAATTACCCATGCTGAGGTCGATACATGGACAGCGGTGATTGTCGGCCCCGAGCGCGTGCCTATGTGGTTTTTTAATGATTCCGGTATGGTCAAGCCGATGAATTCATCGCCGCGCGAATGGCACAAGCAATATAACTGCCGCCCGGCTAATGGTGTGGTGATTGGCGACAACAAGAGGGCGTGACCATGTAAAATCTATACCACCAAGAAGTAAAGCGCCTGCGTGAAGAAAACGAAAGCCTAAGAAAAAAGCTTATGGGCTGCGCCAACTTCGCTGAATCAGCATCAAGAATTTATGAAAATAGAATAGATAACCTGAAGCACGAAAAGGCATCATTAATGCGCCAGCTTGTTTCACAGCGACTGCGAAATAAAATTAACAATTCTGCTAAGGGTTTTTATCGGGATCGGTTGCGGGAAGTTGAGGCCAAAAATGAAAATAGAACTTAAAAATGAATGCAATAGAGAAATGTGGTTTTATGACAGAAAGACCCGTCAAATATGGCCGGTTTGGGCTGATCGCGAAAGCAGAAGTGGCGACACAATTCAAACTCCTGATGGGTCAATAATTAGAACCAATGCAAAGCATCACGCAGTTTTTAATAATCACGATTATGCGAGAATTGCACAAAAAGCAGACAGATGCGAATTTGACGATGAGTTTGCAGGTCTTGAGAAAAAGCTAGGCCTTAAATACAAAAAACCAGCCTAGCGCTGGTTTTTCACTTCCCCATACATCCGCACACAAACAATTCCAGCATCTATTGCCCTGTCAGCCGCTTCCGCCAATTGTCCCGCTCTTGCGTCAGCTTCTCCAAACAACTGGGCAAGCAGTGCGCAGGACGTCCGGATACTGCCTCTGCTGGCAGTGACGGCACACTGATCGGCTTTGGCTGCGTAAATATCGGCTTGCTCGCGCAGGCTGACAGCAGCAGAATTAGCGGCAACAATAATATCACTGTATTTTTTTTCATTTTCTCTTGCCTGGTTGGTTAGCGTTTCGATTTTGGTATTAAGCTCTGCCTCTTTTTCTCGCGCTGACTGCTCTGCTGCAGCTTGTGCATTAGACAGTTTTAGCTCCCACTTTCCGCGCTCGTCCTTGGTGCCCTTTCCGTAGACTCCAAGCGTGTAAACGATAAAAATAGCAATCGCTGCCAAGGCAATAATAATATTTTGTTTCATCGAAATTTGCTGCCTATTAGTTTTGACGCTTTTAGTTTTGTGGCTGTGATTTTTTTGCCGGATAGGGACGGAAAGTCAACTGATACTTCTCCGGCATCATTAACCGTTATATTTACCTGCGTCATCACTCCGGTACCCGAGTGCCACCACCAACATGTTTCTGTTCCAATTGCTGCTGTGCGAATCTCGCCATCTGCATAGATTTCATAATTTCCGCCATTGCTTGGAAAAATCATTTTATGGCCAGCTGCTAAATCTGGCATATCATCAGCAAGATAACGATCATCACCGGTTACTAGCGTGCCTATGGTTACAGCTGCCATGCCAGCGGGTAAATTTAACTGTTGTCCGCCAAGACTGGCAGTCTCAGATAAATAATTTAAAATTAGCGTATGTGTGGCGTTTGGGTTTGGGTATACCTCGCCGTCAACGTATGCAGGCATTACCGAAGTTGACGTTGTTGTATTGCCGCCAAATGTTGTTAATGCCTTTCCTCCAAATGTTCCACTAGTTGGTGCGCCACTAAAACCGGCTATTGCAGCTGATACCGCACCGGCTGGTGTAATTCCAGCACCACCGTTTACGCTGGTGATGGATTGCGCTGCGGGCGGCTCGACGTTTATTACATGCGCGCTTTGTATGTAAGTTTTGCTTTGACCTGTAGAGGCAACAGTCCTTGCAGTGTCTGCCGCATAACCAATATTCAGGCTTGATATGCGAGAGGTCCGCGATGGGTTTGTTAGCGTTATATCCTCATTGGTCTGAGTTGCAGACGAGAAAAAAGTCCACGAATCGGCGACCCTTTCTAGCGACATCGATATCGCACCAGTTGTTATATACTGGGTATTAACGCGAGTCGGCACTGCTTGGCTGGCGTCTTTTACAGCCCATGCAGTCTTATCGGTAAATGTTCCAGAGGCTCCTGTCACAACTATCGCGAGGCCTGACATTCCGGCGATCTGCGATTCATTGAACATAAAAGTAGTTGATGATTTTCTCAGTTGTGCTGTGCTTGGAGGAGTTCCAGCTACATAGACACCAGAAACCCCACCTACGGCTACGCCAGAAGGGGAGGTGACGTTTGTGGCTGACCCGTTAGTCATGACAACCGTAAGAAAGGCAAGTCGGTTCGACCCTGCACCAATAGACGGGAAGTTTGTTGGGGCATCAACTGGTGTAATTAAATCTGATACTGCCATTATTCATTTACCTCCCAGCCACCATTGCCATCAGAAACTAATTCACCAACAAATACAGGGATGGTTTTTGGGGTTAATTGTTTGTACGCGTATCTGGTGCCAGACGATGCAAAAGGCGGCATAGCGCCTACAACTTGAGTGTTACCCCATGTAGCAGAAACCATTGGGTTTAATTCGTCACACGCCGACACTGTATCTGCGTCACCGATGTAAATCCGCTTAAATTCTGGGTCTGTATCGACAAAAACTTCTGCTTGCGAAACTCCGTAAGGCGGCATACGAGTAAAATTAGAGCTGTAGGTCGGCTCATTGAACCCGTTCACATTTATTTCTTCGTTGTTCCAAACTCTTGCAGTGTGCCCACCGGCGACAACAAGCAGGCGCAAACCTTCTAAAATTTCCGCAATTGTCGGAGTCGTCGGCTTTGAGTACGTGTATGGGGTGCCGGAAACCGTAATTGTGTAATCTGTGTTTGCCAGCAGCACATTCGGCTTCCAATATTGCCATTGGTTAGGCGCCTCTAAACCCAACAGGGTGGAGTCGTGCAAAAAGTTTGGTAGCGGATAGCCGGTTTTTCTTTGCATGCAATTGTTTAGCTCTACGCGGCCATAGCCGAATACAGATGCAGTCTCAAATCCGTCGGCTACGTCCACCGTGTTGAGCTTAATTTCGTATTCTATTCGGCGCCATGCATTAAGAGGGTACCAACCCTGATTAAGATAAACTTGGTTATTTGTGCTGTCTCCGCTACCAGTCCACCCCAAATACCACTCAGGCGGAACAGTGCCGCCCAGTGTTGTTGTACCCACACCGGTATAAACCCCACCGCCACCGGCAGCCGATGTGCTGTTAACTCGGCAGAATTTGGTTACACCACCCATATGCCCTGCGCCACGGTAGGCGTGCACTCTGGCGTAGTATGAGACAAATGCGGTAAGCGTTTGCGGAAATGCGTGATGATTTGTTAAAAAGTCGCCACCTCGGCTTGGGTCGGAATAAGCGGCTTTGTGGCCGGGAAACCGTGCATCCAAATCAGATATTACCGCGCCGAGTGATGCTTGGTAGGCAACCCAAAGTGGGTCAAAGTCTTTAACTAACTGCCCAACCGAACCGCCACTAAAATCAGTCCAAATCGCAGGCTGCGCACTCTTAGTGCCGAACCCCGAGCCATTAATAACAATTTGTCCGGGGGGCGCATAGCTTGGATCATCATTGGAGCTGCGCCATTGACCAGAGCCAACAGCATCGCGATATAAATTTTTAGTGATATTCAGCATTATTGGCGCCCACTACGGATAGCTGAAATGGTAGTTATAACTACCAGCAGCAACGCCAGATATTTCTATACGGGTCATCTCCCAGTCTTTACCAACCAGCGCAGCATTGCCAGACCCGGTTTCAATTTCTACCGTTTTTTGAATGCTTGGCGGAACTGTTGCCTTTACTGTTGCCGCATTGAGATCGACACCCACAATGCCAACCTGAATGCCTCTGCGTGATTCGCCTGGCGGCACCTTGAGCGCGAGAATGTCGCCAACGCCTGTTGACGTCCAAGTTTTGGTAACGCCGAATTCTGCGTAAACTGTTGCCATTTCCTGACTCCAAATTTATAGCCCCGAGAGGCAGAGTTTCATTTCATCAAGCCTGCGCCTATGCAGACCGGGATAGTAAATTTTATCGGCAGTAGCCCAAACCTTTTGGCCTTTCTCGCCCCACGCTATAGCTCTGCAACCTTCGGCAATTTTACCGGCATTAATAAGCCTTACCGCGCGCGCCTCTTTGCATACGCGATCAACGCCCATGTTGTGGGATAGTGATGTAATTGCCTCAAGCGCTGACTGGGTAGAGTAAGGCATGCATTTTGCGAGCTTTTGTTGGGTGTAATTAATTACGAATTCTTCTGCCTTTTTGCACTCATCTTTTGTCCATGTCTCGCCCACAATAATAGGCTTTTCTTTGTATGCGTATTTGGTAATGCCGTCGCAAACTGTCGGTAGTCCTCCTACAAGTTTATCAGGGTAAACGGTAAGTATTGTTTCCCCTCCGCTTTCCCATAGCTTTAAAAAAGCAACCAGCGCAACGCTTGCGAACACCAGTGATTTTGTTGGCACTGCGCGCATATCAGCCGCCTTTAATGATTGTAATTATCGACGCAAATCCAACAATGCAGCTGATGATAGTTGGGACCCATCCAATAACCACGCCCTGCCCCTGTCGCTTATGATGGTCTGCAAGCAACAAATCAAGCTTTTCCGTCATCCGCCTGTCAGTAACCTGTAGTTGGACGCATATCTCATCCTGCTTATGCTTTATCTCATTGTGCTTACTTTCGATCACAGAGAGGCGCTCACGAACGCCGTGTATGTCCTTGCTATGATCCTCAAGTCTTTTCCAGACCCCTGCGGCCGCCTCTTGTGTCATATTCATGATCCGTTACCGTTTGCTCGTCGCGTTAATTTATCACGATGCCACTATTTAACCAATCTTAAATAGTCCATTGGTAGTGCCGTCCGTATAAAACCAGCTCGGTGCAGCGGCAACTGCCAGTGCAATCGTAGTGCTGCCCCTAACCACATTCAAAACACCGCTTGCAGTGCCCATGTTATGCACAACAAAAAGACGCTTAGATTGCGGCACGGTTAGATTTCTGGCAACCGAATGACCCAACCCAATAAACACGGCAGCTCTCACAAAATCAGCAAGAAGTAGAACCTGATCGGCGCTCATTACAACCTCAAAAATATCGTTTGCTGCACGCTCTAAAAAGCTTGTTCCCTCGTTCGCAGTTGCAAATTGGTTAACCTGCCCATTGCTGAGCAGCGGTATTTTTAAAATGTCCGAATCTGCCATAAATACCTCTTTTAATGGTTAGGGAATTGTGCCGTTTGCGGCGCGAAATCAGCCGTGTAACGGGCGTATTTTGTAATGCGAAACTCATCAATATTGCCATTCCAGTACAGCGCCGCGGCGGTGGAGTCCCTGCCTATATAGCAACGACCGTCTGTCATATTTATTGCGTTACTGTAAGTGCTACCGCCAACGCCGTTTATATACATCCTAAACACACCGGACGCGCGAACTAGAGCTATATGCACCCACACGCCAGCAGTAATAGGCGGGCTGACTAGCCGAGCGCCATTGCTTGTGAACAAATTTATTGTTGAGCCACTTTTGTACACAACAAGCCCTGTAGACGTCGGGCCGCTCACGCGCGAATCAAAAATAACTCCTACGTCGCTAGTGTTGACAGGCTTAATCCAGCACTCGATAGTTAAGTCGGCGGCAAACTCAAAGTCAGCGCCGGTTGTTGCATTTATAAATCCGGCAACACCATCAAATAACCCGGACGCACCACCGAATTTAAATGCCGCCGTACTTATCTGTGCTGGCGATGCGACCGCCATGGTGTGGCCAACCTCATCCGTGAATGTTGTGGAGCCGTTTGAACCGTTAAAATGCAGTAGCATAGTAACAAGCGCCCAATGCGGGTCTGGGGCAGTAGCCGCCACAGAAAACTCAGCCGAAGCAGGAAGCCCTCGCCCAACAGCAGAACTTATTTGATAAATTTTGATCGATAAATCCAGAATTTCATCGCCAAAATCTACGACCTGCTCGGCAGTCGTGTATTCCCATTCGGGCGTTAAAACTCGATAAGTTTTAACGACTATGTCGCCAAGGCCGATTACATCAATTTCGTATGCCTCTGTTGACTCCCCAATTGGCGCAGGCTGTCCTGTGGTCCATTCGCTGCTCGATAGTCTTGATCTTGGCATGAAGCTAACAATCCAATCTCCGGACGAATTTATTCCGGTTACGCTAACAACGCTAAGAGGCTTTAAATTATTCGCACGATAGGTAAAATTAAAACCAACAGTATCTGCTGCATTTGATTTTACGGTTACCGCTTTGTAAAGCCTGTCAACGCCGATAGCAGACGATTGCGTACCGACAAATGCATTGTCCGGATCATCAAGCAGAACAACAAAATCACCAGCCTGATGCAGCCCAGTCGCCCATTCAGTACCGCGCAGTCCGCGAAGCAGTCCGCTCAGTTTTACAGTTGTATCAATTTGCAAATCGGCGTTCGTGTACTGCACTATTTCCCATCGCCCATCCACGCCGTACGCAAGGTATTGCGTACCCGTCATCATTTGATCTTCAGTGACAGAGTAAAACTCTCCCGTCAAAACACTGATGGTTAGCTCGCTAGTGCGATCAATGAACACACCCTCATCGGCAGGCAAAACATCAATAGCTGTGCCAGCGGTTGTTTTTTCTGTGAAGGCCTGCAGCGGCACATAAACCTGGCCATTATCTGCCGACGACATCAGCACGCCGCCCGGCCAATTGTTAGAGCCGTACATTCCCACAACCAATCCGGGGAAATCCATAGAGTCCAGCACTAGCGGAATGTCCATCATTATCGCCGTAGATACCCCGATACGCGGAATGGTCTCGGGCGGCGGAATTGCATCAACACCAGCAGCAGAAGATTGATATACAGATGGCCGAGTTGGTCGTGCTGAAACCTCAAGCACTTGATCTGCCCTTATGGAAACCGACTCCATCCGCATGGCCACAAAAATACCAGGAGATATTTCAATTTCATAAACATCAGAAGGCTTCAATCCTAAATAAATTTGCGGCAAATTAAAGTTAAAAGGTTTTTTCTCTACCCATGCCAAGTTAATTAATGTGTCAGCCAGTTGAGCCGCTTTATCTGCTGTCATTACAATCGCGAGCTGCGTATTGCGCTCATTCACTGAGTGCGCTGGATAGTCTGCATACTGAGTGTTTGAATCGTATTCGCGATTAAAATCCAGATACGAAATCGTGTATCTTGATGGCAGCTGTGTTGATGTTTCGTAGTCGCTGGACACAACAGTGCCGGGCGCGCCACCAGTGTTCGCGCCAAGATGCTCATACGGAATTGTTATCACTGGATCGGCGCCGCGCTTTACTGCTTTTATTGTGTAGCCCGCCTCAATAAAATCAAAAAGGTAGGCAACTTGCAGCTGCCCTATCGCACCGCGCGCCGATGATGCCTCCGATATGCGGTAGCCATCCACATAATCATCTTCCAGCTCTGACAAATCATATTCGCTCGGCAGCAGTCCAGACTCAATTAATTTTGACTCTACGATATCGGCAAGCGACGCACTGCCGCGCTCGACAGACATTAAATTAATTAAATAAATCTTAATGTCGTAATCGCCACTAATGCACGATATAGCAAGAATATTGTCAGCCAGCGACATTGTCGGCCTAAATCCACCAAAAAAACTGCTGGTCTCTGTTGGGTCGATGAAGATTTCTACTTGGCGTGACACGAAATTTGAGGTATCAATAATTGTTATTAATATCTCGCCCGATAAAAAAGACGACTCGACAGCATTGAGATAATAAATAAACCCATTATTTATTAGTGCGGACGAAACTATAGATGCAGTAGACGTGAGGTAGTACTCGTCAGCCCAAGAGTAATCGCTTAAATTGTGACGTATAAGCTGATTGGTAATTTGAGAATAAAACGACACGTAAATACCATCAATTACGCAGCTTTCCATAATAAAATAATACGGCAGCAATAAAACATTGCTGTCGCTATCGCCGTATTTCCAAAAATAATATCTGTCGGGCAGCAGAACAGACGAATAACTATTGGTTTTAATAATAAAAAACACACCAAAATCAGTGTCATAAAATCGATAAAATGATGCAAAAGGAAATCTGGTATCGCTGAAATAAATAGGAGGAAGCTCATACTCTCCGACGTTTGTTATCAGCTTTATATATGTCTCCAGGCCGCCAATTCGCTCTTCGCCATAACAGTAAACTGATCGATCAGAATAACCAATAACGCCATATGAAGCCGTATATTCACCAGAACTACTCAAATACGACACGTAGTCGTCTGGTGTTTTTTGGCTTATTGACCACGCGTATTCGTCTCCAGAAAGAACAAGCGAGTAAATTGTCGATGTATACCTATCGCTTGAGCCCATGAGTGGACGAAGACATAATGCTGCTCTTGTGTAATCACTTGACCCGGTCATTGTTAGCGTTTCAAAAACGCTAATGTCATCAATGTAATTGGGGTCCTGGACTATCTCCACTTTTACAGGACACCCTGCCAATCCGTTTCCGTAATCGGTTAAATCCAAATCGTAAACATGGAGCATGGCGGTGCCTTCATAGGAGGGCGTATTGCCAATACCCATGACGCCCTCCATGCGAGAATCTGGATCAGTTTGCGTGCCGTCCGCATATCGAAAAAAACCGGCATTTGCATTGCTCTGCAAAATCGTATCCGGGTCGTCCGAGTTGGCGCTATACCAAAGCACTCCGCCCAGCCAAATCCTGCGCACAAGACTGCCAGGCATTGCGTTTGCGAGCGCGATGCTGAAAGTGGCGTAATAGGTTGTGGTGGTAACTGATCCGCCACCACCACCCCCCTTGCCGCCCGTGCTTTTTTTTCTAGCGGCAGATTTGTATTCATTGTTTTCTAAATAAACAATTGACCCCATTGTCGCAATGGATCCGTGCAGTGTGGCAATCGATACTCCATATGCCGTTGACTGAAATGATTTGTCATCCAGCGTCGGACCGCGCAAGTTTGGCCCTGGCGGAGGATCAATATAACCGCCAATACCAGCGCCCAAAGCAAAGCCCTGCGCAGCACCAGCAGGTCCACCAGCATAAGCTCCAATAACCGCACCAATAATTCCGCCAATTATTTGGCCTGCGCTCATATCACTCATAATACAAACCTATAGGCGGCGACTATTTTATTTTTCCAATCAGCATCAATGCGCTGCTCTACAACTTTGCCGACGCCTTGATATGCATGGATCATGTATCCGTCATGGCTCATAATTGCCACATGCTGAGGCGCTTTAGATATCCGCATAAGAAGCACATCACCGTGCACCGCCTCGCTTAATGGAATACTTTTCAGAAACGCCTGCTCGTCAAACATTTTTTTAAGCATTCCGTCAAACGGGAGGCGCGGATATCCTTTAAAGTCCGTTATCTCAATACCAACAGATTTTGCGACAACAATACCAAGCCCCGCACAATCCAGCGCCACACCAGGAATACGCCCCTGGTGACGAAATGGCGTTCCTATGCAGGCGCGCGCAGCAGAAATTACCTCGTCAGCTTTTTCAAACATTACTGATTACCAAATTTTTGAACAGTGGATTTTTGCGGGACATGAGGAAATCCGCCGAATCGCGGCCCATTCCCGTGCTTAGCTATGCAGTCCTCATTAAAACGCTTGCGGCATCCCGCTCTAATTTTGAATGTATCGCCCGCCTGTAGTGGGTAATAAAAAGGCTGAGAAAGTGTAATTGTTCCGTCAGGAGCTGAAGTTTTTACAAATTTATACGAAAGCCCTGAGTTATTGCCCGACGTAAAAATAATCTCCCCATTGCCAAAATAGTCATCCATGAAAAGACCAGCCATGCCAGCAGCAACAAATTCATATTCGCTTGTTACTGAGCTAATCGTGGAATAAATAGTATGTAGTTCAGGGTCTTTTTTGCAGCGGGACCTATCGCTCGCAATAACCGTCCCGTCGATATGCTCATCGGTAAAAACATAAGTGCAGCCAGGCGTAATTACGCGCCCAGTCGTTTGCCCGAGAAGATCGGTAAGCGACAACATTTCAACTGTGTATCGCTCATCTTCTTCGCGCACTTTGCCGAACGTATAAACGCGATCCTCTTCTTCATCTTCAACCGGGTAAGCCCAGTCGGTAAAAAACGAATAAATTTTTGCTCCGTCCCAATAGCCGCTTTGAACCTGATCTTTGGTTATGGTATCAGCGTCATAAATGCTACCGAAATCGATCACTGTAGCGCCGCCGGATAGCGTTGAGCTTATATCGCTTGGCTGAGCGTATATGCCGCCGCGATAAACCTCATCATTACTCATAATCAGGTCTACAGGGTGCGCGATTGCTATGCGAACAGGATCGCCATTGACCGGCTCAATTCTTATGCAGTGGGTGCGGCGCTCTGGAGTTGCTACCATTTTACGTTTCCGTAGGGTTAAGAACTTCGACCAAGTTTATCACAGAGCTAATTACCTTATTGTCGTTTAGAGTACCGGAGTAGTCAGCGGCAAAGCGCATTGGTATGTCAAACTCGCAGCCCCCGGTAACGTCCCCAACAGGGGTGTCATCAAAGGTTATTACGCCGCTGTTGTAGTTTACGGTAAAGCCGGTGGTGACGGTAACGCCATCGACAGCAACAACAACGGATGCGGCAACCGGTTTCTTGATAAGCCTGCGGGTAGTCGTTGGGCTTGGCGTGCCGTACCAGGTAACAAGCTGAAATTTATCATCGCCCAAGTCAATAAGAGGCTGGTCAAGCGGTGTTGGCGCTAGCGTTTTATTGTTGGTGGTAAATTCCTGCTTGTGCTTCAGGCGAAACGCCGCAAAGGTGCCGCCAGCTTCTTGGAAAAGCTCAAGAATTTCGCGCGCCTCACTCTCGCGAATCATATTTGAATAGTTGAGAGTGTATTCAAGCATTGCGTACGGGTGCTGCAGCCTTGAGTATTCGTTGCCGCCTACATCTTTGTGATGCTGGACTGCGAAATTCTCTGAAAAGCTTGTCATTAGCCGAGAGTGCAGGCTAATTCTGCGATTGATAAACGCCATTAATTGTACCTCTGTGCAGCAGCAATATGGGCGGACACTGTGCGGCCTATGGCGCCAGCAGCCTTTAGGCCTTCCTGCGCATTAGTAACGCCAGGCAGGGTTATATTTCCGATAGTAACCTGCATGCCTCCGCCGCCTTTTGATCCTGCTCGCGACGCATTGCGGTTACTAACAACCTCTCCGCGCTGGTTTGGAATCATATACTGACGACCGTTTGCAGCGTTAAATATTTCTGGCCTTCCGTTTTCGTTTACTCGGTGCATACTGTTTGCTGATACTGGTCCGCCGTATTGGCGGCCACTGCCCATGCTTATAGATTGAATATTGCTGACGATGCCAGCAGTCGCCGCCGCAACGCTCGCCATAGCGGCCAAATTGTACGGGAACGGGTTTGCTGCTGCCATCGCAATGCCGGTCTGGATAGCAAGAGCAGCTTGGGCAATTGCAGCAACTTTTTGCGCAAGAAACGCAGCCTTGTACATGCCAGATTGCTTGCCGAACGCATCGCCGATAGCATCTGTAGCGGCGCCGAAGCTCGATTCTATGGCCGCCAGCATCACCTGCTTTTTGGCAAGCTCTATCTGCATCAGCCTGTCTGCGTGCTCCTGCGCCATTTGCTGCTCAAGCGCTTGGTAGCCTCCAACAACCTCAAGCTCAAGCTGTTTGGCAGATTTTAGGCGCTCAAGCTGATCGGCATAGCGCTTCTGTTCTTCTGCTGCCTCCGCATCGTAGCGAGCTGTTTGGTCATCAAATGGACCGCCCTGAAGTGGATCAAACTCGCCGCGAATCTTGCCTTTTACGTCTACGCCGAATTCTTTTTTCTGATCCTGCAGCTCGGTAATTTTGTAAATTTCGGCGGCAAGTTTTTTAACACTCTCTATTTGCTGTGGCGTGGCGTATTCATTGAGCGAAAGCTCTGCCTGCTTGATTGCCAGCTGCTCGCCAGATAGTGCAGCAAGGATAAGGTTTTGCTCAAGCTTTTTGAGAGTGTCCGCATTCTGCTCTTGCGATGCCTTTAGCTTATCGGACGCCTCTTTTGCTTTTTTATCGACTTCGATTTTTGTGTTGGTGGCGCTTACCAATTTTTTAATTGGTTCGGCTTGCTTTTCGGTTGCGGCGGTAGATTCTTTCGCTGCTTCGGTTGCGCGCTTTGCGGATTCCTCTTGGTTTTTGTAAAACTCATCGATCAGTGCTTGTGTGGTGGCGATATTTTTCTCAATCTCTTCTTTCCTGAAAAGAACAAGGCCGCCGTATTCGTTTGAGCGTATGCGCTTAATTGGGCTTGCTAGCATTTCCTTGAATGTTGCAAGGTTTTCCTCAAGTCTCACTATGTCGTCACTAGCGGGGCCGCCAAATGTGGCCGCCATTTCTTCGGCAAGCCATTTAGTGAATTTTACGGTTTCCTTTGCAGACTCAATAATGGTAGTAAATGCGCTAACAACAGCGCCCGCCAAAGCCTGAGCAGCCTCAATTGTTTCAGGGTCTTGCAGCACGGCAGACAGTTGGCCTACATTCTCAACAAGCACAGCGGTAGCTCCGCTGGACTCGTTCATCTTGCCAATAAATACCTGCACGCTGTTTTGCAGGGCGATAAATGCATCTCGCCCGGTGGCATCCATCTGTGCGGCAAATTCTTTATTTACCTCCATGGACTGGCGAAATCCTTCGCTCAGAGCTTCAGTTGACAGCTTCCCTGTTGCGCCCAGCTCGCGTATTTTGGTGGTGGTTTCGCCAGTAGCAAGAGCAATACCCTGCACGATAGATGGAGTGGCGGCCAGGATAGACGCCCATGCATCCGCATCAATCTTGCCTTTCATCAGCGACTTAGAATATGCGTCCATGGCATTGGTGGCCTGATCCGCGCGCGCAGCATCTCGCACAAAGGCGTATGACATTGAGTCGGTAATGTCCAGAACTTCGGAGGTTGCATAGCCAAGATCACGCAATACGTCTGCGGTTGATAGATATACCTCTTGCGCTTCGGCCAGTGACCTATAGGTGCCGTTTGCGGTCTGCAGTAGGCGCGCCTGCACCTTTTCGTATTCTTCAGTGCTGTCGGTGGCATTACGGATGCGGCTAGCCATATCCGTGTATTGATCGGCAAGCGCCATAGAGCTTTGCAGAACCTTTAGCGCCAGATATCCAGATATGATTTTGGTCAGCTTCGACATTGCAGAGGATTGCTGCTCTGCCGATCCGGTTACGCGCTTTATGGCCGCAGACAATGGATTCATTGCGCCAGCAGTCTTATTTGTGGTGCCGGTGAATTTCTTGGCGGATGCATCGGTCTTATCGAATCCAGCCTGCAGCTTATCCAAAGACTCATCCGTCTTTTCCGTGCTTTTCATCAAAGCAGCGGTTTCCATATCAACGGTATAGGTAATTTCGCCTGCGCTTTCACTCATTTTTTCTGCGCCTTTTCTGCTGCGTTGACTTTATCGAGCCAGTCCATCATTGAGTCGAGCTCTTTGAGCGTTGGTCGCGCGCGTGGCGGCGGCGGAAACTTGGCGCGCATGGCCATCACAAACCCGGTGACAGTCATATCCCACGCTTGCTGCTCGCTCATTCCAAGGTGCGCAATCGCCATTGCCACTATACCAGCGGGTTCGAATTTTGACGCATATTCTTTCTTTGGCGCGTCCAAATCTTCGTCGTCAATTTGCGGGCCGACAAGACCATGACGAATCAATGCCGATGCCAATATGATAATTTTCTGCGGATTAATTAGCCCTGGTATCCACCGGTTAGCCTGCGATCCAGTTTGGCCGACAAGCTCGGTAATATCCTCACCAATGCAAACCTGCAGAACCTCGACAGAAGCCAAAAATCTTGCATGCTCAATATCGCGACCACCGGCAGGCGCGTGAATATCCGAAAACGACTTTACGGCGTCATCCAGCAGGCTCATTGCATAAAGCGATGGCCTAAACAAAAAATCACGGCTTTTGGCCGTGATTCCTATTTCACCGAACGCGACAAATGCCCGCATTTACGCGGTCACCGTGATCACGCTTGTGTCAACGATAGAGTTGTTGGTGCGCACCGATACCACGATAGTCGCAGAACCTGCAGCAATCGGGGTAACAAGACCGGTAGAGCTAACGGTGGCGATAGCAGGGTCAGACGACACAAAGTTAACCAATTGCGGCGCACCGGTTGGGCCAACAGTCCATGCAAGTTGCATGGTGTCGAGGTCGCTAACATCAAGAGCGTCGGTAGCTGGTGTCACAACCAAGCTGGTTGGCACTACTGGCGTCGGGGTGTCCTGCACAATCAAGCCGAATTCGCTTGAGGTTGCAGTGCCCTCAAATGAGTAGGTGGCAACATCATCATAAGGAGCTTCGCGTCCGTAGGTTGAAACCAGCATGTAAGCAATAAAAGTAAGGTCCGGGTAACGCATACGAATCCACGCAACCGGCTGATCGTTGTAATCTTCACCAGGATTGATAACGTGCTTGGTCAAATCAACCAGGTTTGTATCGGCACCAGTGCCCTTGCGCAGAACACCGTCAATACTGACAGTCATTTGCTTAAAGGTTGCCAAGTTGGAGCGAAGATTGCCGACGCTATCGTCGGCAGTGGTGTCAACGGTATCCCATTCAATATTTAGTGACTTGGTGCGACCGCCGCCAATAGAAAGCCAGTTAAAAGCGACATCCGTGGGGTCAACATCACCGCACGCCAATGCGTACTCAATGGTGACATCACGACCGACAAAATCTGTTTGATTACAAGGCATGATGCCCTCCTAATTTGTGATTACTTGAAAGTTAAGTTCGCACCACGGCCGGTTTTCGGTAGTGATGCCCGGCCCGATTATACCGCCTATTACCTCAATTTGTGTAATTCCACAAGCCTGATAATCGCCGGTAATTGTGCGCGATAGTGTTGCCGCCGCTATTTCGTCGAGCGTTTGGGTGTTTCCGTCGATTGGGCCAAGCATAATGACGCGAATATTTTGCTTGCGCGTGAATACGTTTGAGCCGCCGCCACCGCTACCGGCAAGCGAAACCATGTACTTATCGCGATTGCTATCATCGTCAACCCACGGACCGCGGAAATACACGGCAGTTGATAGCCAGTCTTGAAGCTTTAGCCATTCGATTAGCGCGTCGATGTTACTCAAATCTGCATCACCTTTTTGACTACGGCGTCAATTTCTTTGCGGTTATCCTCAAAGCCATGCGTAAGGAATTGCGGCTCGCCTTGTGGGTCCCAGTAGTTGCCCTGGCCGGTTCCGCCACCAAATGCGCGCGGCTGTTGTGGTCCTGCTGACGACTGGTTTCCGGTCATTCCGAAATTCGCTCTCGGCTGGCCTTTTAGCTTACCCTTCATGGCGTGAACTGCTGCGGCATAGTTAGCAGTAAATCCCATGCGTCCGCGCCAACCGCTGGCGGCCTTTTCGACAATCTCAAATCTGCTATTTACAAGATTACCAGTATCAACTGGAACCATGGTTACGGCATGGCCACCGCCAACATAAAGCGCAGCCTGTATTGCCTTGGGCGCTTTATCGTCGGAGATATCCTGAATAATGCCTTTAAGTTTCACGCGAACTTTATTCAGGCTGTTGTTTTTTACTGGCATCAGGTCACCAATAAGTAGTCGGGAATATCCCCAAACATCGCCATATCCCATATCGTGCGCGAGCGTATTTCCTGCGGCAGCGCATCGGGATGATCGAGTGTAATTTTGTCAAGATACTTGGGGCGGTCGTCTTCGGTATAAATCAAATACCGGCTTACGAATTCCTGCCCTTTTTCATCGCGGCGCTGTTCGGCGGCTGCGGTGTAGTTGCACCATATTGTAAACGGCGCACCGTAAACGTTTTGGTTGGTCTGCCCGTTCTTGCTGATGAATGGCGTTACGGTGGCCTGCGCCTTGTATGACCATCTGGCTATTGTTGACAACCGCAACCACCTTGCCCAATGAACAGGGCTGCACCAAGCTCGCCCGGCTTGGGCGGTATTAATCCGGTCGCGCAGCCGTGAATATCAATCGATTCCAGCAGCCCATAAAGCGAGTCGTAGCGCTCTGACAATGTGCCGTATTTATACGACTGTGCAGCTCCAGACGGTGCGCGCTGGCTTGTGACATATCGGTCACCCTGCACGGTGCCAAGCAGGCCAATTGTGTACAGCAGAATCAGCATTGCATCGGCATCGCTGTAGCCATTGTCGATAAGGCATTGGGTGATTGAATTGACCTTATCGACCAGCAATTGCAGCATGAAGTCAGGCAGCACAATGCCGAGCGACGCGAGAAATTCTTTGGCTTGCTCAAGTGTTAGTTCCATGATCAAAGATTACTCCAAATCGCGGATAATAAAAAGCCCGCACTTGGCGGGCAAAGGAGCTTAGCACTACGAAAAATTAACGATGATTTTTGTTGCCGGAATTTGACGCCTTTGCTTCTTCGAGCATTTTAGCAGCCTCGGCCTTGGCACCATTCAAAATACCGTCAGCGTCTGAGCGAGCCTGATCCAGAATCTTGGCAGCCTCGGCCTTGGCTTCAGCAACAACGGCTTCGCGAGCCTCGTGGAATTTTTCAACAGCTTCATCGGTAAATGCTTTGGCCTTAGCTTCGGCATCGGCAATGATCTCAGCAGCTTTTGATTCTGCCTTGGACGTATCGGTTACGCCATTCAAAATAAGCTCAACATTAGGCAGCAGCGATGGATTTACAGGAACTTTCAATTCAATCTCTGCACCAACATCAGGGCCGCCAATCCATGCGCGCTTTACACGAAACTTTTCTTTTTTCTCAGTCATGATCAAATCCTCAAAAATCAGCGGGCAATTAAGCCCGCCAATTTATTGGTTATGGTTAGTCAAGGTCTGCGCCGTAGAACACGCCGCCCATGCCGTTACCGTCAACAGTAACCTGCATGCCCATTGCACCCATAATCTGGAAATTATAGTTGCTTTGTGGCATCGGGCGAGGCAGTGCGATAACGCTGGTAGTCATGCCGATTAACGGGCTCACTACGCTGCGTTGACGCACATAGCCAAGGAACTCATTACCGGTAAGCGCGAAGGTTTGGCGGATAGCTTTCACGCGGATAAAGCGCAGCAAGTAATCCATCACAGTGCCAACGGTAACACCATTCTCAACGTAAACCTTGCTGAGGTTGGTCATAATTTCGGGCGACACCCAAAGAATGTCCAATGAATCAACGCGGTTAGCGATAAGAGTGGTGGCAAAATCGCCCTGAAAAAACGCAATCAACTGGGCGGCGGTTGCTGTAGTCAGGTTCACGTTAAGACCGGCAGCGCCAAGGTTAAACTTCTTGGTGTTGCGGTGATTACGCAGGCCTTGAGAAGCTTTGCCATCAACAACAATTTTGGCGTTACCGTCAAGCGCATGAGTAACAAGCTTTTTGTTGTACTCTTTCATTTTCGCCATTTGCGAATCGCGGGCAAGATCAATACCAACGGTTTGCAGGCCGCGCTGATAGCGCCAGTTGACGCCGTAACCAGCGGTGATGATTGGGATCGGATCGGCATCGGTATCGTATTCGGTGTGATCGAATGAATACGGCGCTTGGCCATCCATGCTCACAGACACGTCATCAGCGATAGCGCCGACCATGTTGTAAGCCTTAACGGTTTTGCCAATATCCAAAGTGGTCTGCACAGCCAGCAAATCCTGGATGATTTCCATCCCTGTTTCCTGGTCGCGCATTTCCAGAATGATCGCATCGGTGGCGCGCCAGAAATCACGAGTCAACAGAGAGTCATTAGCCTGAAGGCCATTATTAACATAAATGGCTTGGTCGTGATTTTCTGAGAATGTGCGGTTTTGCCACATGTAGTCCCAGTGATTTTTTGCTCTGGCATCGTTCGCCAGCAATTCGCGTGTAAAAAACATATATTGCTCTCCTAATTAGAGTCAGTATGGCGCCAGCGTTAGCTGATCGCCTTATACTGAGCGCGAACCATTACGAAATCATCGCCGCCAGCACCGTCAATAGTGACAGCCTCGTCAGCGAACCCCAAGATAACGTGAGTACCAGGAGTGGCAACGATGCCTCTGCCGGTGGTCGCGTGCAAAGTGATTGGCGCGTCTTTTACGCAAGTAAAGCCTTGGATAACACGAACCGCAAACACGCGGCCATTTTCCCATAGGTTGCCGATTGCAGAATCATTGATAGGTACGGCATCCATGATGCCTAAACCCTGGTGCTCTGCGGCTCCAATCAGGTAAAGCTTTTTGGCTGCATCAGCAGTTACTGCTTGCTGAAACTTTTGAGTTGTGGTGTCAAGAATACAGAATGTGCCGGGCAATGTAGCAGCCTCAACCGGATAGGTTTCGGTTTTATACAGTGACTGACCGTCTATATTGACACGGCGATAGCGTGGTTTTGCCATTTTGCTACTCCAGTGTTTTTAAATCCGGTTGAGGTTTTGGGTTAATTATTTAGCGAAATAAGAGTCAGGATCTGGCGCCTTATTCTTGTCGCTGTTTGCATTCAAATTGCCAGTGGTGGTTGACTCACCATTGGGCTGCAACTTTTTAAACGCTTCGACCAGCGCATCACCTTTCAGCATTTCGGCTGCGGCGTTACCGATGATCTTGGCAACTTCTGTGCGCATTTCGGTTTCGGCTTTGTCGGTAGCTGCATTGGCGTTGGCCTGCAGTGATGCCAAGGTTACGCCGTGCTGGTTAATGGTGTCCTGCAAAGGCTTGATTACGGACTGCATATTGGCAAGAAATTCTTCATTCTGCTTTTTCAGGGCTGCCGCCAATTCTTCTGGTGTCATGTCAATGGCCTCCGAGGGCGTTTTAGGGGTGATATCTGTAACTTCACCACGCGAGTTTAAAACAAATTTAAAAGATTGCAAAAGGGTATTGACTAATGGGATTTTCTCCATCCACGTTTCTTTTCTGGCAACTGGCTTTGAGTCTGACCCCCACACCACCTTCCCATCGGTAATCGCATAGCTCAGTACGTTGCTGCCAGTCTCAGTTGTGACGATTGCACGGACACTATCGAAATCCTCAACCCATGCATAACCTTCGCGGGTGCCGAATGATTCTTTTGCTGCATCGCTCAACATGCGCATGCGGTTGCCGTAGGAATCGGATGATAAAGCGCTTGAATTCGCAGTCAAAGGCTTAGCATCGGCAACGTTTACCATCAGCCCAACACCTTGCTCAGGAGTGGCGGCACCGTTAACGTCCAGCAGAATGGCATCGTGATCCATGGCGAATATTTTGGCCTTCCATTTGAACCCGGCGGCATTTGGCGTTAGTTCACGATTGGCGTAAACCGCAACACTGGTGTGAATAGGCTTTGAATCCTCAACGGCTTTAAGCAGGCGCTCACCATCGGGAAACTTTTTGGCGTGGGCGATTGGCACCCATTTTTCCATATAGATTCGGTTGCCGCGGCGCTCAACATTAGCGTTAAACGCGCCGATGTGGTTGCTGATCAATGCCTTTGGATGGAAGGCGCTTACATACTGGCCATCAATCATGGGGTGACCCATTGGAGCTAAAGTGTTGTTGAGCTCCATGTAGTGCTTGTCGATTTCGTCGCGCGTATACAGTCCGTCATTCATCACCACGTTATCGGGCAGCGTGTAGGAAGGCAGGACAAGATACTCGACGCCATCGCTAGTTTCGTTGCGAATTTCGGAGGCGTTAACCTGGATGTAAAGGTGGGAAAGCTTGTCGGCTGTGCGGTCTGATGATGTGCCGGAGTCGTTGACGATTAGCTCGACTTCGCGGCTATGCTTCTGGAAAATGCTGCCGCACAGCATGGCAATAACCATTGATTTTACTCGATTCATAGATGCACCATTAATGTGGTAGTATTTTCCCCATCCTACCACACCGAAAATCATTACACCAAGGGCGCGCCCATGAGCGAATTAACACCGGAAACACTCGAACAGGTTCAGCTGCAGGTTAACAACGTATTCCTCGAAAATATCCGCGCCACGATGGCAGGGATGTCGGCTGGTTCTGATGCCAAGCGCCCGCGCGCTTGGTGCGAGTATGGATACCCCGAAGTCATTGACCAAAACATGCTCTACAACATGTATGACCGCAATGGGCTTGCCTTTGGTGCTGTCAATATCATCCACGAAAAGTGTTTTGAGACTGATCCGGTTATCTACGAAGGAGAGGAAACCGAAGATAAAGACAAACAAAAAACAGCATGGGATAAGCAGATTGCTAAGCTACTAAAAGACGGTGATTTGCTCGACTACTTCGCAGAGGCCGACCTATATCGTATGGTTAGCGGCTGGTCTGGACTGCTGATTCAATACCAGGATGGCGGCAAGTGGACAGACCCTGTAGGCAATAAGCCAAAGGGCATTGTTAAGCTGATTCCTGCATGGGCAGTACAGCTAACACCTGGCGATATAAATACAGATGCGGACAGCGATAACTACGGCGAGCCTCGATCATGGCAATACAATGAAGGCGACCTGCGCAACAACACAACCACGTCCGGCGCATCGGTAGCAGCCCGCCAAATCACCGTGCACCCTGATCGAATCCTTATCCTTGGCAATTGGCGCACCGGGCGCTCTGAGCTGCGCGCACCCTACAACAACTTTATCAACATCGAGAAAATCGAGGGTGGATCGGGCGAATCATTCCTGAAAAACGCCGCCCGTCAGATCGCAATGAATTTTGATAAGGATGTGAAGCTTCAGGAAATCGCCAAAGCCTACAATGTACCTATGAGCCAATTCCAAAACATTCTGGACAAAGCTGCGCGCTCATTCAACCAAGGCATCGACAGCATTATGATGACCCAGGGGGCGGACGTAAAAGCCATACAGTCAACAATGCCGGACCCTGAAAAGCCCTATAACGTAAACCTTCAGTCAATCGCATCGGCCATGCGCGCACCCGCTAAAATTCTTGTTGGCATGCAGACCGGGGAGCGTGCTAGCAGTGAGGATATCGACCAATTTAATGAGCGCTGCCAAGGTCGGCGCGTGAAGGTTATCAACAAAGACCTGCGCGGGTTTGTTCGCAAGCTGGCAGAAGCAAAAGTGATTAATCCGGTATCGGAGTTTTATATTCACTGGGACGATCTGAGCGAGTCAACGCAGTCAGAGAAGCTGGCCAATGCACTGGTTATGTCTGATGTGAACCAGAAAAATGCGACATTTGGGGAGGTTTACACACGTGAGCAGATAATAATTGCCAGCGGTTTCGAGCCTTCACCTGAATTGGCGCCACTACCCGAGCTGCCCGATCCTGTGGCGCCACAACCACAACCACCGGTAGCTGAATAATGCCATCACCAATATTGCCATCCAGCATAGGCGATCCAACCGGACTTGACCCTACAGAGCGCCGCGCAATAAAGGATTTTGATCGGCGCGTAAAAGCATCGGTACAGCTCTACATCGATATGCTTGGCCGTATCGAGTTTGAAAAAATCACGGTCAATAACCGGCGCCCGCTTATCAATAAAGTGCGCTACGATTTCCGCACGTCCCCCGAAGTGCTTTTAACCATGATGGAATCAACCGGCGAGCTGGTTGACCAGATCATACTTGAGGGAGGCTCGCGCGCGCTGTGGTTTATGGAGGGCTACATCGAGCCTGTGTATCGGCGCGGCACCAGCATGTCGATGACCAATATTGCGGCCCAGTCGAAAGACTATGCAACATCACGCCCAAGCCTTGAGGCGCTGTTAACGTCAGCGCCATATCAGCGTCGCCTTGGGTTATTGCGCGCGCGTGAATTTGAGGAAATGAAAGGCCTGTCTGATGGAATTAAAAAGGATATGGCGCAAATACTCACCGATGGTATGGGGCGCGGCCTAAACCCGCGCGATATTGCCGAGAATATGACAAAGCAGATACCAATTGAGCAGGGGCGCGCCGCGCGTATTGCCAGGACTGAGGTTCCGCAAGCATTCAAGGCTGCCCGGCGCCAAGAATCGCAGCAGGCAATGAATGACTTCGGTTTTCGGATACTGATGATGCACCTGTCAGCAATGTCGCCCACAACCAGGCGTACACACGCAGAGCGTAATGCTACATTGCACACTATTGAAGAGCAGCAGGACTGGTATGCGCAGGATGGTAATTCGATCAACTGCAAGTGCAGTGAGATAGAGACTTTGGTGGATGAAAACGGAGAGCCGCTATCGACCGGAGCAATCGACAAGGCAAAACAGCGAAAACTTGTGTATGCGGGGATGGAAAAATAAATCTATGCCCATCGTCTGAACTTCTTCATTTCATCGGGCGTTGCATTCAAAAGCAGCTCTGCACCTTTTCGGCAGATTTCCCCAAGTTCTTCTCGCGTAGGTCTAAAACTGCTTATATAAACAGGGCGTCGATACTGGGTAAATTTTTTCTGGGTTATAAATTTCATTTTTACATTATCTCATAAAAAAGGCCGCTATTAAGCGGCCTTTTTAGTGGTAATTTAAGCGTTAATTCGCTGCTTATCGTATCGTTCTGGCGCATCTGGATCAAGATTTTCACCTACCGATTTGGCCGCGATTAAATTTAGCTCTTGATGTTCATGGTTATCCAATGCATCGACGCCAATACCAACCGAATCAACGGCCACGACTGGCGCAACATGCAAGGCATCAGCCGCCGCCAATTCGTACCGGCAGGACTGATCACTAACCACTTCCGCACTGGCCATGAAGGACAGTGCGCACATACACAATAAAAACAATGACACGAACATCTTACGCATATCAAGCTCCTCTCTTACGTTTAAAAACCAGGAAATTCAGGCTACCACTACAAAAGCCCTATTGCAACAATAAGCCCGCCTTGTGAGCGGGCTTATTTATCATTACAGCTTTATAGCAGGCTCAGTATCCACTTCCAGAACCTTATCGCCGTGCTCTGCATACTCTTTCTTCCAATACTTGAGAGCCATTGCCTCGACAGTATTTTCGGGCGTGATATGCAGGGTGTCGTCGTCGTCAAAGTAGATGCGCATAGGTCACCGCCTATGCGTTTACGTTGGTAGGGTTTGCAGTTTGCGCACCAGTCGCAGTTGCGCCAGTGTTGCCAACAATCACATTGCTGTTGGTGGCGCGGGCGATTTGGCTAAAGCCAGCACACAGGCTATTAAGCGCATGGTTAATTGCTTGGAACTGCAATTGAGCCTGAGCTTGTTGCTGATTAACCTGCACTGTTACGTTGTGGCTGTTAACGTCTTCGCGGTTGATCTGACGTTGCTCAGACTCGCGCAACTGGCTAACAGTCAATTGCTGTTCAAGATCGCGAATACGATTTTGGTTGATGACCTCCAGAATGTTGCGCTCGGAATCTTTAATAGCGTTCTGAGTTACACAGGCAGTGCGATCAACATTGGTGTCAACAGCTGCCACAGCAGCCATTAATGCAGCGGTTTGATTTGCATTTTGCAAAAGCAATGCGGTCTGGCCGTTTTGCAATTGATTTGCAGCCGCAAGAGTGGTTGCGTTAATGCTTGACTCTGCGCCACACAAGCCCAATTGAAGTTCAGCTTGAGCGTCTTTGATTTCGCCTTTTAGGTCGCCAATCGCTTTGCCGTTTAAATCGGCCTGGGTGATACAACCGCCATCGCGGTTGCCGTTATCACCCAGCAGGCCGCCACGACCAAGCAGCAAGCCGAGCAGTACGCCCATACCGCCGCCATCGCCACCGCCCAAAAAGCTGCCGCCGCGCCCGCCTACAATATCGTTAATTTCCATTGCCATGATTCACATCCTTGTGAGTTGAAAAACTAATCCATGTTTGGCGCCGGACGCTATATAGCCAACCGGCGAAAACCAATATACTCATGGACGGCAAAGTAAAATAGAGGGATTCTAAAATGTCACAGACTTACGTGACTAAGGATGGCCGCTGCATGTGCTGCGGATCGAAAATGATTAAATGCGATATGTGCCCTCGGTATTTTTTGCCGACTGATGATAGGCATGTTAGTTGCGGAGACAAGTGCAGAAAGCGAAAAAGCAGGAAAAAAAATACCCGCTATTTGCCGAGCCGTTCCATTAACGTGTTGATAATAGGCGCCGACGATTTAGCAGATCGTCGGCACTATTAATTTTCTCAATCTCATCCCAGTAATTGTTTGCGCGGATCTCAATGACTTTGCAAAACCGACCTCAACAACACTATCGCTAGCGATAACGTAAGCTGTTTGCAAAACCTTCCCTCTGCCCGTAACCGTATCTATCGAATCAATTACCACTGGCATGTGCACAGCAAAGACGCAACCGGTCATGGCAGCTTCTTTAGGCAGTTCTTTTAACTGCCGCAGAATCCACCAGAGAACAGCTTGCCTCCTTTTCCTGGGAACATTAACCATGTACTCCCAGCCGCGCGCTTTATTGGGTCTGAAGACTGGCATTTTTCACCTTCAACACGTTAATGGAACGGCTCGGCAAATAGCGGGTATTTTTTATATCTCATGCCAGTAGTTCCATGCACCAATAATAAAGCCAAGCACCCACCGCCACCAAGGCAGATCAAACATGAGTCCGGTTAGTAGGCCGAAAATCCAGTACATGATGCGCTCCGGTTATGGCTTTTTTGGTGCAGGAACCGGCATCCAATATTCTGGATTATAATGGTCAAAGTCATCATCATTTCCAGTTTCAAAAAAATCGCCACTCCAATGCACAAATGCAACCTTTTCCAAGGGTCTGTCATCAACCGGCCATGGATCAACTGCGCAGCCATAGGTTCCGCCGCACACCATAATAACGGCTCCGTCCTTTGGTGCTGTTGATATCGGCATCCATTCCGGTATCGCTTGCGCTGGCAGTGGGTTGGCTAAATCCTCGCGAATGTAGCGCACATCATTTTCGCTAATAGAGTGCCAGCACCAGGTAACGCCATCCGCGCGGAAATCATCTTTCTCGGTATCGTCAAATGAATCCGGATCGTGCAGCTGCAAATATATTGCATCAGGCTCGCCGCGCTCATTGGCGTTTTCATCTATCGCTTTCTGCTCCCCCGCCTTTGCCAGTACTGCGCGCTCGATGGCATTAGCAAACTCACGCCAGCTTCCAGTTGTTGCAACATCATCATAAATTGCTTCTTTTTCTTCATCTGTTAGCATAAAAACTCCGGTTAGGTTGCAGCGCCTGCATCAATAGTTATTATCCGTGTTGCGCCGACAAGCTCCATTTTTGCCTTAGGGTCATGCCCTTGGTTTTCGGCTGTCGATTCAACTAACCCAATCAGTAATCCAGAAAGCAAAGCAATCGTCAGACCCGCATCTTCTTTTGCCATTTCAGCAACAAGATCGATAATTTCGTCGTCTATGCAATATTCTTCATCTTCCATATTCATTCCTGCCCTGCGGGCTGTTGGTTAACT